GGAGATGCAGGCCCAGCAGGCTGCGCGCCAGGACGTGCTCGCGATGATGGCCGACCGCTTCCGCGCCGAGCAGGGCGGCGTCGCCGCCGGGGCTGACCAGCCCGCCTCGGGCTCGGGCACGCGCCAGGACCGCGGCTCCTCCAACGGCGGCTCCAGCCCGCTGAACAGGCCGCGCCGTGACCAGGACGGCGATGGCGTGGTCGACGAGCGCTCCAACCGCGTCCGGTGAGCACGCCCACCCTCGACCAGGTCGCTCCGCCCAACCCCTCGGGGCTGCCCGCGAGCGCCCCGCCCACGGTGGAGCAGGCCGTCACCGCCTACCAGCTCGTGCTGGCGGCGGCGGTGGCTGGCGCCATCGCTGGCGTGATCCCCGGCCTGCCGGGGATGCCGATGGTCAACCCGTTCACCTGGTGGTACTCCGGCGGCTCGAACTCGCCGGCCAACCGTGCCTTCATCGCACTGGCCACCGCCCAGGAGGTGGCCGCCGCGGCCGCGCGCGAGTACGTCGTGGACGTCATGGCCGCCCAGGGGCACCTGGTCGCGCTGCCGGACCTGCGCCCCCTGGCTCTGGCCGGGGCCGCCAGCGACGGGCGCGACATCGACAAGCTGCTGGAGCAGCCGATCTGGTCGGCCTGGGGCGCGCGCCAGGCGGGCGCCTCACCGGACGAGGCGCGCGCCGCGGCGGCCCTGACGATGGACCGCATCCTGCACACGCAGATCATGGACGCCGCGCGCGAGGCCGTGGCCACGCACCTGGCCGCCGGACGCTCGATCAACCTGGACCCCGAGGACATCGACGCCTACGAGGACGACTTCGAGCGCGGCGTGCAGCAGATCATCGACCGGATCAACCGCCAGCTCGACGACGAGGATGCCGCACTGCTCGTGCAGCGCGACGCGCTGCGGGTGCTGCAGGACGAGGCCGCGCGCGAGCTGATCCGCGAGGCTGAGCGCATCACGCGCCGCGCCGCGCGCGAGGAGGCACGCGAGGCCGACCGCACCCCGCGGGTCCAGCTCGGCTGGATCAGGGTCCTGACCCCGCCGTCGTGCGCGCGCTGCGTGGCCCTGGCCGGGCGCTGGTACCGCTGGAGCGATGACTTCCAGCGCCACGTCAACTGCGACTGCCTGCAGGTGCCCGCGGCCTCGGCCAAGGAGGCCCAGCCGATGGTGACCGAGCCCGACGTGTACTTCGCCAGCCTCACCGAGGCCGAGCAGAACAAGACCTTCGGGGTCGCGGGCGCCGAGGCCATCCGCAGCGGGGCCGACATCGCCCGGGTGGTCAACGCCTACCGCAAGGGCTCGCTGTCGACGGTGGACGGCTACACGTACACCTCCGAGGGCACCACCAAGCGCGGCTTCTACCCCAAGACCGAAGGCGGCCAGGCTGGAGCGCGTCGCGCGACGCCGACCACGATCATCCGCGCCGCGGGGGGCGACCAGACCGAGGTCGTCCGCCTGCTCAAGCGCTTCGGCTACATCCGCTGACCAGAAGTTGTCGATCCTGCCCCACAGACCACCCCCACACCGTGTGTGCTGCTCTCGATCACCAGGCGCGAGGCCCGGTGGATGCAGGGAGCGGCGCGAGGTCGCTCAGGAGAGGTGGCACTGATGGAGCGCACTGACAGCGTCGAGACGATCATCGACCGGTGGTTCGCGCAGCCCTTCGGGCTCGTGGGCGCTGAGCCGGACGACGACACGGGCGGCGGTGACGGTGGCGGCGACACCGGTGCCGGTGGCAACGCCGACCAGGGCGGCCAGGGTGGTCAGGATGGCGACGGGGGAGACAACCCCGGCGACGGCCTGACCGACGCGGGTCGCCAGGCGATCGACAGGGAGCGGCAGGCCGCACAGCGTGTGCGGGACAAGCTCAAGCCCTGGAACGCCCTCGCTCGCGAGACCGGGCTCACGCTCGATCAGATCCGCGAGCGGCTGATCGGCGGCGGGACCGGCGGGGGCAACTCCGGCGGCTCGGGTGATGGTGAGCAGGTGACCAAGGCCGACATCGAGGCCGCACGCCGCGAGGGTGCGATCGAGGCGAACGCCAGGGCCAACCAGCGCATCATCAGGGCAGAGGTCAAGGCCCTCGCGGCTGACACCTTCGCTGATCCGAGGGACGCGGCGATCTTCCTCAACCTCGACGAGTTCGAGGTGGACGAGGACGGCGAGGTCGACTCCGACGCCATCAAGAAGGCCCTCAAGGACGTGCTCAAGGACCGGCCGTACCTGGCCAAGCGCAAGGGCACGACCCAGACCTCGGGCGGTAGTCCCGACGGGGGAGCTCGCGAGACGCCCCCCAAGCCCAAGGGCATGTCGGACCTGATCCGCAACGCCCGCCGCTGACCCACACTCGAACCCGAGAGGAACACACCGTGTCCGACTTCACCAGGGGCCTCGCCTTCGCCGGTGGCGCCTACGACAACGTCACGTCGCGCTCCGACGTCGCCGCCCTCATCCCCGAGGAGGTCTCCAAGGAGATGCTCGGGAAGGCGACGCAGGGCTCGGCCGTGCTCCAGCTCTTCCGCTCCATCCCCGTGGCCCGCGCGGCCATCCGGTTCCCGATCCTCACCGCGCTGCCCATGGCCTACTGGGTCCAGGGCGACACGGGCCTCAAGCAGACCACCGAGATCGGCTGGTCGAACAAGTACATGACGGTCGAGGAGATCGCCACGATCCTCCCCGTGCCGGACAACGTCATGGCCGATGTGGACGCGGACATCTGGGACGAGGCCCAGCCGCTGATCGTCGAGGCCTTCGGCCGCGTGCTGGACCAGGCCGTCTTCTTCGGCGCCAACGCCCCCGCCTCCTTCCCGACCAACATCCTCGCGGCCGTGGCCGCGGCGGGCAACGTCGTGACCGAGGGCACCGCGACCGCCGACAAGGGCGGCTTCTTCGGTGACGTGGACGAGCTCTACTCCAAGATCGAGGACGACGGCTTCGAGGTCACCGGCTGGATCGGTGCCACCTCGGCCAAGTCCAAGCTCCGCACGGTCCGCGACACCACCGGGCGCAAGCTCGACGAGGGTCGCGTCTCGGGCGCGCTGGACAGCCTCGACGGCAACCCGCTGGTCTACCCGATGCGCGGCCTGTGGCCGACCGCGGGCTCGGCCGGGGCTGGCTCCAAGGGCGTGCGCCTCATCGGCGGCGACTGGAGCGAGTTCGTCGTGGGTGTCCGCCAGGACATCCAGCTCAAGGTGCTGACGGAGGCCGTCATCACCGACAACACCGGCGCCATCATCTACAACCTGGCTCAGCAGGACATGACGGCGGTGCGCCTGACCTTCCGTGTCGGATGGCAGGTCACCAACCGGATCAACAACGACCAGCCGGACGCGACCAAGCGCTACCCGGTCGGCGTCATCCAGTACGCCTGATCCCCACGACGGACGAGGAGACCACCATGGCCGAGCGCCAGAGCCGCACCGCGGCTGAGAGCACCGAGACCAAGACCGAGTCCGCGCCTGACAACGCCTCGGGGGCCTACGCGGCCGCCGGGCGCCTGCAGGCGGGGGAGGCTGGCGAGATCGTCACCACGCGCGTGCCGCGCGGCGTCGGCGAGCCGGCCGCGGACGCCAAGGCCGAGGGCTTCGAGGGCGTCGCCGCCCTGCAGGAGCACGCGGTCAAGGTGGCCAACGAGGAGGCCGAGCAGGGCTTCCGCGGCGTGCAGGTCGACAGCACCCCCAACGAGAACTACACCCTCCGTGGCGTGGGTCGCGGGCTGCCGACCCCGGAGACCCAGGTCTTCACCCCCCGCGGTCGCTGACCGCATCGCGTAGGCCGGGTCACCCGACGGTGGCCCGGCCTACGCTCGCTCCACCAGCCTTCGACTACCTGGAGTGATCCCCATGGCACTGCGCGTGTGCGACTACTGCGGCAAGATCGACGACAAGGGACGGCACGTCCACAGCGTCGCCCCTGGCGAGATCGAGGACGCGTCCAAGAAGGTCTACAACGCGGTGCTGAACTCCGACGCCTCCAACGACGACAAGCTCGCCGCCATGGAGAGCCTCAAGAACGACACGCTGCAGATCCGGCACATCGAGTGCTGCGCGGTCGCAGGGTGCCCCACGGGGACCTGCCAGGTCCCCGATGCTGTCCCTGACACCCCCTGACGCCCTCGCGCAGACTGGAGACTCACCGTGGCTCTCGACCAGACGTTCGCCAAGGGCGTCAACGACTACATCCACAACGTGGCCGCTGCGCCGACGCTGTCGAACGCGCGCAAGCTCAAGCTCTGCTCGAACACGGGCACGAGCACCACGGCGGGCACCGAGGTGGCCACCGGCGGCGGCTACACCGCGGGCGGGGTCACGGTGACCTACTCGGCCGCCACGGCCGCCACGCCGTCGGTCTCGGCCAACGCGGCCGTCTCGATCACGAACACCCCGGCCTGGGGCTCGGTCGCCTCCATCGAGCTCACCGACGCCGCGGGCACCCCCGTGCGCCTGGAGTTCGGCGCCATCACCGGCGGCCCCAAGTCGACCAACTCCGGGGACACCCTGTCGTTCTCGGCAGGCTCGATCACCTCCGCCCTGCAGTGATCCGGCTGGGCGCTCATCCCGCCCAGCACCCTGCGCGCGGCAAGGCGCCCCGGTCCCCTCAGCCGGGGCGCCTGCCCAGTCGGCGCAGGCCGCCGCCTGCTCGACCGACCAAGAAGTGAGGTGACCCGTGGCCGACAGCAACGTCGCCATCACGGCCGGTAGCGGCACCCCAATCGACACCCAGATCCCCGCCGACGGCAGCGACCATCGCCAGGTCGTCGTGCTGGGCTCGCCCAGCACGAACGCGCGCGTGGCCGAAGTCGACGCGAACGGCCGCCTGCTCGTGGCCGCCACTGGCGGCTCGGCGGGTGCCATCGGCCCGACGCAGATCGAGAGCACCAGCGCCAACAGCGCGCTCGCGCTCGCCGTGAGCACCGCTGGCAACGTGACCTTCTGGCTCGCCGGGACGGCCACCACCACCACGGCTGCCGTCACCGCCGGCAGCGTGACCTTCGAGCAGTCGGTCGACAACACCAACTGGTCGCCCCTGCTGTGCGTGCGCTCGGACACCGGCGCCGCGGTCTCGACCTGGTCGGGCACCCTGTCCGCGGGCGTGGGGCTGGCCTTCGAGGCCGCTCTGGAGGGCGTGGCCTTCGTGCGCGTGCGCCCCACCGCCAACGCCAGCTCCGGCACCCTGTTCGCCACCATCATCGCTGGCGGCATGGCGTTCAGCCCGTCAATGACCCTCACCGGCATCCCCGCGGTCACCCTGGCCGCGGGCAGCTCGGCCGTCGGCACCGTGGCTGCCCCCTCGATCACCAAGGCCACCCAGGCGTCCACCGGCTTCACCGTGCAGCCGCTGCGCGACGCGGGCCGCGTGGCCGTCACCCTCAACGCCAACCAGGTGGCCCCCTCGGCGGCGACCACCGACGCGCTGACGAGCATGACCCCGGTGCGCGACGGCGTGAACGGCACCGCGGCCACGGCCTTCGCCGTCACCTCGGGCAAGCGCTTCCGCATCCAGAGCATCACGCTGTCGATGCGTCTGACCGCGGCCACGGCCGCCTGGTCGCGCTTCGCCATCCGCTCCACCCCCAGCGGCACCACGGTGGCCACGACCTCGCCGATCGTGTGGCAGATGGAGCTCTCCAGCCAGAACGTGGCCGCCACCGGCTACGTCGACCGCTTCCATGCCGACTTCCCCGACGGCCTGGAGCTGCCCTCGGCGGCCAACTTCGCCCTGGTCAGCCAGGCCAGCGGCACCGGCGTGGCCCTGACGGTCAGCATCGTCGGCTTCGAGTACTGACCCCGGAGGGCTGAGCCATGACCCTCCTGCTGCTGGCCCGCTCGGCCGCACCCACCGGTGCGCGCACCAACTGGGCGCCCAACCCCTCCTTCGAGCAGTCGATCACCACTGCCTGGGAGCAGTACGGCGTCGCCGCGGGCACCCACATCCGGGTCACCGACACCAGCCAGGTCGGCGGCGCGAGCCTGCGCCTGGCCTCGGCCGACGTCGTCGACATGGGTCAGTGGACCCGCCTGAGCCTGCCCGCGGGGACGTGGACGGCCTCGATGTGGATGCGCACCGAGGCGGTCTCGGCCAACGCCGTCTTCTGCGTGCGCGAGCCGATCAACTACGGCAGCCTCGGCACCGAGAACCACGTCACGGGCACCACGGGCTGGACGCGCTACGCCACCACGTTCACCCTGTCCCAGGCTGGCGAGGTCGACTTCCTCGTCGGCCTGGGCTCCTACGGCCCGGCCAGCTCGGGCACGGTCTGGTTCGACGCGCTGCTGGTCGAGGCCGCCAGCAGTGCCGGGCCCTACATCGACGGCTCGATCGCCAACGCCGGGCGCACCACGCGCTGGACGGGCGCGCCCCACAACTCGCGCACCACCGCCGTGGACTCGGCGCGCTCGCTGGCCCTGCTGGGCACCGACTTCTCCCAGGCGCTGGACACCTCACGCTGGGGCACCTACGGCTCCCCCGCGGTCACCGGTGGCGAGCTGCGCCTGCCGCTGGACCCGACCTACCACGGCATCCAGTCCGGCGGGAACTACAGCATCGAGGGGGACTGGCTCAGCTTCCGGGTCACCAACCCCCCGCCGGGCAACATCGCCGGGGCCAACCCCGGCCTGTACGCCCGCGCGCGCAGCGCCTCGAACGCGAACACCAGCGTGGAGGTGGCCGTCGTCGGTGACGGCGCCAACGGCGTCCGGCTCAACGTCGTCGCCCACGTCAGCGGGCAGTCCGACACCTACCCCGTCAGCATCACCTGGGACTCCACCGCTCACCGCTGGCTGCGCCTGCGCGGCGAGGGGGGCTCGATCCGCGTCGAGGCCGCCCCGGACGGGCTGGCCTGGGCGCCGATCGCCACGGTCGCCGCGCCCTGGGACCTGTACGCCACCAGCGTCGAGATCGGCGCCGGTGACTACACCGGGGACCGCGCCACCTACGCGGCCATCGACGACCTCAACCTCGCGCCGTCGACCGTGGCCACGGTCACCGCGGCCGCGGCGCTGAGCGCCACCTCGACCCTGAGCGCCAGCGCCACGCCCATCGTGCAGCCGCTGGCGGCGCTGAGCGCCACCTCCACCCTGGCGGCCGACGCGCGCGCCGCGGTCCCCGCGGCCGCGGCACTGACGAGCACCAGCACGCTGAGCACGACGGCCCCGGCCGCCACGGTGACGCCGGGCGTGGCCCTGGGCGCCACGAGCACGCTGAGCGCGGCCTCGACCAAGGCGGTCCCCGCCGCCGCGGCGCTGAGCGCCTCCTCGACCCTGGTGGCCGACGAGCGCTCCATCGTGCTGCCCAGCGCCGCGCTGGGCGCCACCAGCACCCTGGAGGCCAGCGCGGCCGCCACGGTGGCCGCGAGCGCCGACCTGGTCACCACCTCCACCCTGAGCGCCGCCCCCCTGGCCGTGCGCCAGATGGCCGCGAGCCTGGTGGCCACCTCGACTCTGGTGGCCGACGAGCGCTCCACCGTGCTGCCCTCGGCGGCGCTGTCGAGCACCTCGGCGCTGAGCGCGGCGTCGAGCAAGGCGGTCTCGGCCGCCGCGGACCTGGTCACCAGCTCGACCCTGGCGGCCGCGCCGAGCACGACGCAGCAGGCCGCGGCGGCCCTGAGCGCCACCTCGACCATGGGCGTGGCCGCCAGCGCGGCCACCGCTGGCGCTGCGGCGCTGAGCACCTCCAGCACCCTGGCCGCGGGGTCGCCGGGCGTGACGGTGCTGGCCAGCGCGGCGCTGAGCACCTCCAGCATCTTGGCGGCCGACGAGCGCTCCACCGTCCCGGCGGCCGCGGCCCTGAGCGCCACGAGCACGCTGAGCGCGGCCTCGACCAAGGCGGTCCCCGCCGCGGCGGCCCTGAGCGCGAGCTCGGCCCTGGCGGCCGACGGCGTGCGCACCACCAGCGCCGCGGCGGCCCTGAGCGCGAGCTCGACCCTGAGTGCGTCCGCGGTCGGCGTCGTGCCGGTCGCCGCCGTGCTGGTGGCCACCTCCACCCTGGCGGCCGCGCCGATGCGCACCACCGGCGCCGCAGCGGCCCTGAGCGCCACCTCGACCCTGGGCGCCAGCGTGGCGCGCACGCAGTCGCTCAGCGCTACCCTGGTGGCGTCGTCGAGCCTGGCGGCAACTACTCAGGCGTCGGTCTCGGCCGCCGCGGACCTGTCGGGCTCCTCGACGCTGAGCACCGCCGCGGCTGCCACGGCCGCAGGGTCGGCGACGCTGGTCGCCACCTCGACGCTGACGAGCGACGCGCCGGCCGTGGACGTCGCCACCGCGGCGGCGCTCAGCTCCTCCTCGACCCTGAGCGCGGCTGCAGCCGCGGCGGTCCCCGCCGCCGCGGCGCTGAGCGCGTCCTCGGCCCTGAGCGCGAGCACCGCGCGCGCCGTCGTGGCGAGCGCCCCGCTGGCGGCATCCTCTACGCTGACCGTGGCTGGCGCCGCCGCCGTCCCGATCGCGGTCGCCCTGAACGCCACGGTCGTCACGGCTGCGAGCCCCGCAGTCCTGGTGCTCCCGGCGGCCGCGCTGGCCAGCAGCTCGACGCTGAGCACCACGCCCACCGTGGTCCGCCCGACCGCGGTGGCCCTGAGCGCCTCCAGCACCCTGGTCGCGGCGCCGGTGCGCACCACCAGCGCCGCGGCGGCCTTGAGCGCCTCCAGCACCCTGACGGCCGACGAGCGCTCCACCGTCCTGCCGTCCGCCGCCCTGACCTCGGCCAGCACGCTGACGGCCGCATCGAGCAAGGCCGTGGCGGCCGCCGCCGCGCTCAGCGCCACCAGCACGCTGTCGGCAGACGAGACCACCACGGTGGCGGCCAGCGCGGCGCTGACGAGCACCTCGACGACGAACGTCACCCCCGCGGGCGCCGCGAGCGCCGCGGTGGCCATGTCGGCGTCGAGCACGACGTCGGCTACCCTCGACATCGCCGTCGTCGCCAGCGCGGCGCTGGGGGCCTCCAGCGTGCTGGCGGCGGCGCCCGAAGTTGCCGTCTCGGGCGCGGCGACGCTGGCCAGCGCCTCTATGCTGAGCGTCGCCGCGGTGCGCACGCAGCCCACGGCTGCAGCGCTGGCGGCAACGTCCACCCTCGCGGCTGCGCCCACCAAGACCGTCCCCGGCGCCGCGGCGCTGAGCGCCACCTCGACCCTGAGCGCGGCCAGCACCAAGACCGTGAGCCCGGCCGCGGCGCTGAGCGCGTCCTCGACCCTGAGCGCGGCCTCGACCAAGATGGTGCCCGCGGCAGCAGCCCTCGGTGCAGCCTCGACGCTGAGCGCCAGCCCGGCCGCGGCCGCGAGCGCCGCGGTCGCGCTGTCGTCCGCCTCGACGCTCTCCGCGACCCCTGCCGTCACCGCGCAGGCCAGTGCGACGCTGAGCGCCACGAGCACGCTGGCGGTGGGCGCCGAGCGCATCACGGCAGTCGAGGCGGCCCTGGGCGCGGCCAGCGTGATGGAGGTGGCGGCCAGCGCGAGCGTGTCCGCCGCGGCGGCGCTGGAGAGCACCTCCTTCCTGATCGCCACGACGATCGCGACTCAGAGCGCCAGCGCGGACCTGGTGACCACCTCCACGCTGGCGGTGGCGGCCCAGCGCGTCGTGGTCACGGCCGCGGCGCTGGTGGCCTCCAGCGCCATGAACAGCGCGGCCACCAAGGCCGTCCCGACCGCGGCGGCGCTGCAGACCCGTTCCACGCTCACCACCAGCTCGCGCAAGACCGTCATCACCCGCGCGGCCCTGAGCACGGCCTCGACGCTGAGCACGACGTCGAGCAAGACGGTCCCCGCGGCCGCCGCGCTGGTGGCCTCCAGTGCTCTGGCCAGCGCCGCGCGCGCGAGCGTCGAGGCGGCCGCCGCGCTGCAGGCCATGTCCGCGCTGGGGCCGGCCGCGGCCATCGAGGCGCCGGGCGCGGTGGAGATGATCAACTCCTCCACCACCGCGGTGAGTGCGAGCGCTACCGTCCCTGTCGCCGCGGCCCTGGCCGCCGTCTCGACGCTCGGGGTCGCGGTCCAGGCCCAGGTGGCCGCCGGGACCACGCTGGCGGCCACCTCGGCTCTGGCGGTCTCGGTCGTCCGGGTCCGCCCCGCGGCCGCGGCGCTGAGCGTGAGCTCGGTCATGGGCGTGGCCGCGGTGCAGGCGGGTCAGGTCACCGTCGCCATGGTCTCGGCCTCGGTGCTCAGCGCCAGCGCCACTCGGGTCCGCCCCGCGGCCGCGGCGCTGAGCGCGGCCAGCACTCTGGGCACCGCGGTGGTGCGCGCCCGCCCGGCCGCGGCAAGCCTGAGCGCGGCCAGCACCCTGAGCGCGGCGGCGCGCGCGGCGGTCCAGGGCGCGGCGGCCCTGGCGAGCACCGCCACGATGGTGGTCGACGCCGGGCTGATCGAGGCGCGCCCGGCCACCGACCTGCAGTTCACCGCCGACCTGCGCGAGGCCTGGAACGCTGGCCCGGCCCACCTGGCCTGGATCGTGGGGTCGCCGGTCCTGGCGGACTACAACCTCCGGACCCTCCTGGCCTGGGATGCTGGTCTGCAGACCGACCGGGAGATCGACTCCCCCTACGTGGACTAGGAGGCGGCCATGGCGAGCGCCAAGCTCCCGTTCGGCAGCATCGAGTACCTGCACGTCCCCATCACCCGCGACGACGACTCCGTGGCCGTGGACCTCACCGGGGTCCAGATCGAGGTGGCCATCCTGGCCGACGGCGTGGAGCCGAGTGCTCCCGGCGTGACCTGGCACCTGACGCAGACCCTGGTGAGCGAGGGGGAGGTGCTGGCGCGCTACCTGCTCGACGGCACCACGGCCCGCGGGCGCTGGAACGTGTGGGTGCGCGTGGGTGCGGGCCCGGAGCTGGCGCTGCGCAAGGCGGGGCTGCTGACGGTCACCTGAGTCCCACCAGGTGATCGCCCTACCCGGCTACCCTGCGTGACGTGGCCTACCCCGTGGACTCCGACGACATCGCAGTGCGCTGGCGCGCGCTCGATGCGGACGAGGCCGCCCTGGCCGAGGTGCTGCTGGAGGACGCCGCCGTGCTGCTGGACAACCAGCGCCCGGTCCTGGCGGCCGCCTACGCGCTCAAGCCGGGCCTGTTCCTGCCCCTGATCCGCATGGTGCTGGTGCGCGCGGTCAAGCGCGTGCTGGCCAACCCTGACGCTGTGCGTGGCCAGACCATTGGCGCGGACGGCACGGTCTCCATCAGCTACGGCCTGTCCACGACCAGCACCCAGGTGATCGACGGCGTCTACATCGACGACGCCGACCTGGTGGACCTGGACCGTGCGCTGGCCGCGGAGGCTGGAGGCACCGGCCGTCGCCGGGTGCGCTCCGTCCGGCTCCTCGCCTACGACGAGCCGGTGAACCGCATGTCCATCCTGCCCCTGCCGTGACCGAGGAGTCCGACGTGTCCGAGATCCTGCAGCCCGTCAGCGACCTGTCGGTGCGGCGGCTCGCCGCGCCCGCCGCTCGCCCCGCCATCACCACGGTGGCCGCCGCCGTGGAGGCCATGAGCCCGCGGCGCTACCGCGCGTTCGGCAACCGCAAGGTGGCCGACTTCAAGCGCTCCAACTTCGAGGCCATCGCTCGCTCGGTGGCCGACATGGCCAAGTTCGAGTCCGGCCAGCTTCGCGCGCTCGGCCAGCTCTGGCTGACCAAGGTCGCGGGCGACGGCGTGCGCACGGACTTCGGGCTGGTCTCCTGCCGCGTGGTGACCAACGCGGGCGTCAACTACATCGTGGACGCCTGGCAGAACCTGGTCGAGCTGGAGGACATGCGCTACCACGGCGTGGGCACCGGCACCACGGCTGAGGCCGCCACGCAGACCGCGCTGGTCACCGAGCTCACCACGCAGTACTCCACCTCGAACTCGCGCCCCCAGGGCACGCTCGGGGAGCAGTCCGGCGTGGCCAACGCCTTCGAGTCCAGTGCCACGATCACCGTCTCCGCGGGCGTGGCCATCACCGAGCACGGCCTGTTCTCCCGCGCGGCCACCGGCGGCGGGGTGCTCATGGACCGCTCGGTCTTCGCGGCCATCAACCTGGCCTCCGGCGAGAGCCTGCAGGCCACCTGGCGCCTCACCTTCCCCTCGGGCGGCTGAGCCTCCCCGCTCGCCCGCCTGTCGTCGTCGTGAGGAGGTAGCCCGTGGTCGCCGTCATCGCCTCGGGCAACGCCCCGAACAGCTACACCCTCACCGTCGACCGGCCCACCGGCGTGGAGGCTGGCGACCTGCTGGTCGCCATGGTCTCCTCCGACGGGGACAACATCACCCTGGGCGCGCCCGGGGGCTTCGTCGACCTCGGCAACGTGACGGGCTACAACCGCACGGCGCGTGTCTGGTACAAGGTCGCCACGAATGCCGAGCCGGCCACCTACACCTTCACGTCCAGCTCGGGCAACGCCTACCGCGTGGCCATGGCGCGCGTCACCGGCGCGCCCTCGTCCAACCCCATCGCGGCCCCGCTGGCCTGGAACGGTGCGAACGGCTCCACGACGTCGCTGTCGGTGCCCCAGCGCACCGCGCCGACCGGCGGGGCCCTGCAGCTCGCCCTCGTCTCCTACGCGGCCGCTGGCGACATCACGCTGAACCTGCCCTCGGGGTGGAGCACGCCGCACCCGCGCACGGCCAACAACATGGCCCTGATCGCGGGGCGCGCCGTGGCCGCGGGCACTACGGCTGCCTCGACCTTCACGCTCACGAGCTCGCCGTACAACCACGTCATCGGCTCGCTGCTGATCGCCTCGGGCCAGGTCGTCTCGATCGCGCGCTCGATCACGCCCAACCGGGACCTGGTGCGCGGGCCCTTCACCAAGATCCTCGGGGGCTCGATCACCGCCGCGGGCGACAGCCTGCGCCAGCGCGTGGTGGTGCGCCTGTTCTCGCGCAGCATCGGCGGCACGGGCTCGACCGACGACAACTTCACCGACGCCTTCACCGACTCCTTCGCCACCGCGGGCGGCACGGCCAGCACGCTGTCGGCGACCCTGGCCAAGGTGCCGGTCAAGACCTTCGACCGCTCGATCGTCACCTACGGCGGCTACGCCAAGGTCACGGTCAAGGTGCTGGAGGCCTCGATCGCGATCACGGGCACCTCGCGCCGCGTGATCATCAGGGTCTTCCGCGCGACGATCGCGCCGGTGGCCACCTTCGTCAACTCCAACATCGGGCGCCTGTTCGGCACCCCCGGCATCGTCGACATCACCGTCCGCCTCGCGGGTGAGATCCGCGCGCGCGTCAGGAGGAGGTAGCCATGGCCCAGGAGCTCACCGGCAGCATCGGCGGCGCCGTCGCCTACGTCGGCGCGCGCGTGCTGATCGAGGGCGACATCCGCGCCCGCGGTGTGCCGACGGACCCCACGCTGCTCATCTTCAAGATCCGCACGCCCTCGGGGCGCCACGTCCAGATCACCGTCCCCGACGACGCGATCAACAAGCGCGACATCGGGCTGTACGAGGCCAACGTCGTGGTGGACGAGGCTGGCCTGTGGGGCTTCCGCTGGGAGGGTGCGGGCGTGGTCGACGCGGTCGGCGAGGTCACCCTGCAGGTGATCGAGTCGTCCGTATCCTGAGCCTGCCCGATCCGCACCACGAGAGGACCATCATGGCTGCCAGCAAGTACAAGGACTCCGACCCGCTGACCGACAAGGAGGTCTACGGCAAGGTCGTGGAGCGCTCCTACCGCGAGGCCGTCACCCCCGAGCAGTACAAGCTGCTCAAGGCCCTGGGCCAGGAGCCCAGCGACGAGCAGACCGCTCAGGAGGCCGCCGACGCCCCCGTCGCTGACGCCACCGGCGGGGACACCTCGGGCCCGAAGGCCTGACCCGTGGGCGTGACGAGCATCGTCGCGGCGGGGCGCCGACTGGTCGCCACGACGCTGCTCGATCGCGCCGTGCGCCAGGAGCAGGTCACCACCCGCGACGGCATCGGTGGCTCCTGGTCGGGCTGGCAGGATGTCGGCCCCAAGGTCCCCGTGCGCTTCGGCGCCCTGTCGGAGGCCGACTCGGCCGGACGCTCTGTGCGCCCGGCCGCGGGTCAGCTCGACGGGGCGCCGGGCGGGATCATGCTGGCCCCCCTGGACAGCAAGTTCGCCGAGAACGACCGGGTGCGCGACGTGCGCACCGGGCGGATCTGGGTGATCCTCGGCGAACTCACCGCGCCGTCGACCCTGGCCGTGGTGCGCCGGCTCTACATCCGGGAGGCCTGATGGGCAAGGTGCGCGTGCGCAACAACCGCCTGCCCGGCATCGCCCGGCGCCTGGAGCCGGAGATGGACCGCGAGGTCGACCGCGCCGGGGACGACCTGGCCAACGACGTCGAGGCTGCGGTGCGCTTCAACACCGGCGAGACGGCCGCCTCGACCAAGAACTACGAGCCGGGTGAGCTGCACGCCACGGTCGGCGTCGGCATCCGCGGCGGGCCCGCCTTCTACATCCGTTTCTGGGAGTTCGGCTGGCACAACCCCAACCGCTACGGCATCGGCCCCCAGGCCGGTGACCACACCGTGCAGCGCACCGGGCTGGCCTTCATGCCCGCCTTCCAGTCCCACATCGCCGACGCAGTCAGGAGGGCAGTCCGATGAGCCACGGTCACGAGCCGCTGGAGGTCATCGAGCCGTACCTGTACTCCACGCTCGCGGGCGACCCCTACCTGGCCTCCAGGGTCAACGACCGGATCATCAACACCCTGGCCGCGGCCGGAGTGGACGACCCCTACATCGTCTTCGCCCAGGCCCAGATCCGTGACCGCCGCATGGTCAGCGGCGTGCGCCTGTGGGTGGACGCGGTCTACGACGTCAAGGCTGTGATGCAGACGGCGAGCTGGAAGCCCATGCAGCCGCTCGCGGCTCGCTTCGACGAGCTGTTCGACCGCCAGGGCGAGGTCGTGCAGACCGCTGGCGGCAACCTGGAGATCTGGCGCGAGCGGCTGATCAGCTACCCCGAGATGGTGCAGGGCGTGCAGTTCCGCCACCTCGGCGCGCAGTACCACGTCCGGGCCTACATCCCCTGACGGTCGCTCGGGTCAGATGCGGAACGCCCGGCGGCGTCGGATGCCGCCGAACCACCAGACGTTGCAGTCCCGGCAGCTGTAGGTCCGCCACCAGCGCGTCTCTGAGGTGACGACCGCGTGGCAGGACGGACAGCGGTGCGGCTTGTTGCCGTTCCGGCGGACGAGGCGATCCGTCATGGCCTGCTGCTACTCCGTCTTCTCGTCGAGCTCGTTCAGTACGAAGTCCTCCGCGGCGCGGCGCGTGCTGCGGTCGCTGGAGTGCGCGTAGGCGTCGACCATGGCCCAGTTGACCTCGCTCACGGCTGCACTCGCGGCCGCACGAGGATGGCCTCGCACAGCACGCAGATGTCCCGGCGGCACTGCGGCTTCGCGCAGGAGCAGCGCTCCCAGACGTGGTCGCACCCCGGGCTCGGGGCCAGGTCGTAGATGTCGATGTCGAGGTGGTGGGCCAGCAGGATGGCCTCCTCGAAACGCAGGCGCCGCGTGCCGAGCTCGATGGCGCCGTACTGGTCGGCGGCGAGGTCGCACAGCGCGGCCATCTCCACCCGCGTCATGCCCAGGCCGGTGCGCAGCGTGCGCAGACGCTCGGCCACGCCGCCGTCGAACTGGCTCCAGCTCTGGAGCTTCTGGCGGTTCGGGTTCGGCGCTCCTCCGGGCATGTAGAGATGATGACGAGTGGACAAGTCTTAGTCAACCCGGACATGACGAGAGCCCCGGACCCTGAGGGTCTCCGGGGCTCTCGCCAATCAGCCACCCACCACGGAGGCTGTCTGGATGCTACAGGACGCGACGGAACACGACCTCATCAGTCCAGAGCTTGCGCTCGCTGACCTCGCTGCCCGTGCGCGGCGCGTCGATGATCTTGCCGTTGCCGACGTAGATCGCGGCGTGGGCGTAGTCGTCGAAGAGCACCAGGTCGCCGGGGCGCGCCTCGGCGGCCGGGACCCGCGTGCCGAACGTGCGGAGCTGACCGGTGGTGCGCGGGGTGGCCACGCCCGCCGCCTTGCCGTAGACGTACTGGATCAGGCCCGAGCAGTCGAAGCCGCGGCTCGGCGTCTCCTCGCCGTAGGCGTAGTCGATGCCGATCTGCTGGCGCGCCAGGGCGAGCACACCCTCAGCGCGCGAGGCCGCCGGGGCCGCCTGCTCGCGCTGGACGATGTCGCTGGCCTCCTCGGCCGGGGTTGCCACGGGCTGCGCGCGGCCGGGGATCACCAGGGTCTGGCCCGGGAAGATCAGCGTGCGTGCGCCCAGGCCGTTGGCCGCCAGCATGGCCGAGGTCGAGACCCCGGCGCGCCGCGCGAGCACGCTCACGGTGTCGCCCGAGCGCACGGTGACGGTGTCGCCGGTCAGGGCCGGCGAACTGGCCGGGCGCGGCGCGGCGCCCGCGGGCGCCTGGGCCATGGCCGGGGTGGCGAGCATGACCGGCACCACGGCGAGGGCGCCGGTGACGGCCGCGGCGCGGGCGATGTCGGTCTTGTGCAGGGCCAGGGTGTCGAGGACGGGCGTGGCGTCGGCCACGCGGTGACGGGCTGCGTTCCTGGTCATGGTGGCGTCCTGGGTCGCGGGTGGCGTCCGGGGTGCCGGACCAGTCCATGGTGCGGTGTGGTGCGCGCATCGGTGGTAGATCACCGGTCGTGCCCACCAGGATCACCCGCGTGGAGCATGCTGTCCACCATGGCCTTCTCTGCGTCGACCGCGGCGCCCGACGACGTCCAGACGGCGCAGGGCTCCGGACACCTGCTGCACCACCAGCGGCTGCGTGCCGCAGTGCTGGAGCTGCGCAACGCGGGGCTCGCCCTGGAGGGCGACGTGCCCGAGCTCGCGCGCGATGCCGTCGCCGCGGCCATCCGGGCCACCGGTGGTGCCACGACCTCCAGCGACGACGCCGGTGACACGATCACGATCGACACCTCCGCGCTGGCCCGTCGCGGCCTGACGCAGAAGCCGATCACGGCCAACTACACCGTCATCGCAGCCGACCTGATCGACACCGTGCTGCACGTCACCGCCAACTCGGCCATCACGATCACCCTGCCGACGGGGCTGACCACGGAGATCGCGATCCCGTGGCGCCAGTTCGGCCAGGGTCAGGTGACCTTCGTGGCCGCCAGCGGTGGCTCGCTGCTGGCGCGCGGCGGGGCGAACAAGGCAGCCGGGCAGTACAGCGGGGGTGTGGTCACGGCGATCAACTCCACCGCCTGGCTGCTGGAGGGGGACATCACCTCGTGACTGCTCGCGTCTCGCGCCGCGGCGCCATCGGCGCGCTGCGCCGCCTGCTCACCGGCGTGGCCCCCGGCGCTCCGGGCTACCGCACGAACTACGTGCCCAACCCCTCCTTCGAGGTCAGCGACGTGCCGGGCTCCCCGGACGGCCAGCGCTACGGCGGGGGCACGTTCTCGCGCGACACCACGGTCAAGCAGGTCGGCGCCGCCTCCCTCAAGCTCACCGCGACCAGCACCGTGGACTCCGGCCAGTGGGAGTCGATGGCGCTGGGCGCAGGCACCTACACGGCCTCGGTCTGGATCAAGACCGACAACGTCACGAACGCCTGCATGGTCCTGCGCGACCCGGGCTTCAACGACATCGGCAGCCAGACGCACCTCAGCGGCACCAAGGACTGGACGCGCTACTCCAACACCTTCACGCTGAGCGCGCCCACCACGGTGCAGATGCTCGTGGGCCTGGGCTCCTACGGCTCGACCAGCGCGGGCACGGTCTGGTTCGACGGCATGATGATCGAGGCTGGCTCCAACGTCGGCCCCTACTTCGACGGCGGCTACTCCGCGGCGGGCTCGACCGTGGCGTGGAGCGGCGGCTCCAACGCCTCCCCCTCCACCGAGAAGCGCCAGCCGGCCACGATCGCCACGCAGGCCGCGCTCAGTGCGAGCTCCACCCTCGGGGTCTCCCTGGCGAGCAGTGGCTCCGGTGCGAGCAACCCGCCGAGCATGTCCAACCTCTACAAGGCCTCGCAGCAGGTGGACAACTACGTCTCGGCCAACCCGAGCCTGTCGGTGATCGCCGACCAGCCCCAGGCGCGGTGGATCAACACCCAGGGCGACGCAGACAACATGGGCGGCCTGGTCAGCGCTGCGGGCACCAAGACGCTGCTGATCTGCATCTACGCCATCCCCGGGCGCGACAACGGCCAGTACAGCGCTGGCGGCTTCCCTGACCGCGCCTCCTACCTGAACTTCCTGCAGACGGTCAAGACCAAGATCGGCACCAAGTCGGCCTTCATCTTCTTCGAGCCCGACGCGCTGGGCCTGACCAACGGCCTGAGCGCCTCGCTCAAGGCCGAGCGCATCGAGACGCTGCGCCAGGGCATCGACATCCTGGCCACGATCCCCAACGCCGAGACCTACATCGACGCCTCCAAGTGGATCTCGCCGTCGGACCAGGCCGGGCTGCAGGCCGCGGTCGACATCGCCAAGGTCTCGGGCATCGTCATGAACGTCTCGGGCTACGACTCCATGGACTCCTGCTACTCCTACGGCGAGGCGGTCCTGTCCGAGCTGGCCAACCGCGGCATCACCGGCAAGAAGTACATGATCGACTCCGGGCGCAACGGGGTCGGCCCGCTGACCGACGCCGATCGCCCGCTGGCCAACCCCTGGCTGGACACCTCCCAGGCCTGGTGCAACCCGCCCAAGCGCCGCCTGGGCCCGGTGCCTCAGGTGCCCTCGGGGCGGCCCAACTGCCGTGGCCTGGTGTGGGTCAAGAACCCCGGCGAGTCCGACGGCACGTTCCCCTCGACGTCGAACTCGACCTACTACGGCGAGAACGCCCCCAGTGCGGGCGCCTTCTGGCTCGTGCAGGCCAAGATGCTCGCGGGCACCGAGCCCAGTGGCGGCAGCGGCACCCCGGCCAACACCGGCTTCTCCGCTGTGGTGACGACCTTCGACGGCAACTACGGCGGCCTGAGCGACCGCTCGGCCGGGGTCAGCCTGGTGGGCGGGCGCGCGCGCCTGACCGCGGACACCTCCTACGCCAACATCTCCACGCCGGGCTCGTACACGCTCAAGGAGTCCTCGGTCTACGCCCGGCTGTTCCCGCCGTCGGCCAGCGGGGCGACCCAGGCGGCCACGGTGCAGTTCCTGATCCGCTCCACCGCGGCCGCGGACGGCACCCGCCTGAACGCCGAGGTCAACACCTTCACCGGCAAGCTCACGATCGCCAGCGACTCGGGCTACTACGACGCCAACGCCGTCCAGCTCACCTACGACGCCACGGCGCATGCCTTCCTGCGCTGGCGCGAGGCGGGCGGGACGGTCTACCTGGAGACGAGCTCGGACGGCAACAACTGGACCACGCGTCGCTCGCTGGCCACGCCCTCGTGGCTGACGGCGACCAACAACCAGCTCATGCAGTTCGTGGCCTACAAGGACGCCGGGGCCGCGGCCTACGCCGAGGTCGACAACGTCAACACCACCTCCTGAGTCATCCCACCCTCGCTGGGACTGATCGTTCACCACACTGGCGTCTGACCGAGAACCGCACCCGAGAGGAGCCCGGCCGTGCCCGAGCGCAGTACTACCTCGCAGACCGTCGCCATCGGCACCGAGGCGACCCCGGGCACCGCTGTCGCCGCGACGCGCCGCCTGGGTTCCATCGGCTTCCAGATGGGCGTCCAGACCGAGACGCAGAACCGCCGTCCCACCGGCCAGAAGTACGACTCCCTGGTCACCCTGGGTCAGGAGTGGACCGAGGCCGACATCGAGGGTGCGCCGGTCTACCCGGAGCTGCCCTACATCTTCTCCTCGCTGATCAACGCCGCCACGGTCACGCAGATCATGGACGCGACCACGGCCACCGGCGCTTTCCGCTGGGTGTTCGAGTCCAACTCCTTCGGCGAGGACGCGCCCAAGACGTTCACCATCGAGCAGGGCTCCTCCTTCCGCGCCCACCGCGTGAGCAACGGCATCATCACGGACTTCACCCTGGAGTTCGACCGCGAGGAGCTCTCCATCGAGGGCACCATGCTCGCCAAGGCCATCGAGGACGGCATCACGCTGACCCCGGGCGCCACCATGCGCGACCAGGTGCCGGTGCTGCCCAAGGACGTGAGCGTCTTCCTGGACGCCACGGCCGCGGAGCTGGGCACCACCAAGCTCAACCGCGCGCTGAGCGGCTCGATCGACATCGAGTCCCGCTACGCGCCGCTGTGGGTGGTGGACGCCTCTCAGCCCTCCTTCGTGACCACGCTGGAGAGCAACGAGGCCGAGCTCTCCTTCTCCATCCTGCAGATGGCCGACGCCCAGGCCATGGCCAACCTGACCGCCATGCGCGGTGGCCAGACGCGCTTCCTGCGCTTCCAGGCCCAGGGCCCGACGATCTACTCCGGCACCACGCCGATCCGCCACTCGTTCGTCATCGAGATGGCTGGCCAGGTGCAGGAGGTCGAGCAGTTCGACGACGAGGACGGCGTCTACGCCATCGGCTGGACCTTCGGCGTGGTCCACGACCCGACGTGGAACAAGGCCTACCGCGTGGAGGTCGTCACCAACCACGGTCAGCTCTGACCTGACCCGCAGCGCCCCAGCCGACTACTCCGCGGCTGGGGCGCTGCTCTGTCTCGTAGCACAGCGTCACGGGCCGTGGCACACCGTGAGGCTACGGTGTGGGCACCACGTCGGATCTCACCAAGGAGCCCCCACCCGTGAAGCTCTCCCAGGCCATCGCCAAGGCCCGCGACATCACCGTCCCCTTCGAGGGTGACGACCTGCACGTCACCTACCGGCCGGCCTCGTTCACCATCCGCGAGCTCGACGCGCTGACCGAGGCGCAGAAGAAGGGCGACGGCAAGCCGACCCGTCAGCTCCTGGAGACCGTCAAGCGGGTCATCCTGGAGTGGGACCTCACCGATGAGGACGAGAAGGTCATCGCGCTCGACGCGAAGCTGGACGACGAGAAGGACCCGCTGCGCGACGTCCCGTCGGTCGTGTTCACCGAGATCATGAAGAAGATCAACGAGGACCAGCAGCCGGGGGGGGACAAGACCTCCAGCGCGCGCTAGCCACTGGAGGTCAGGTCGGCGCGGTCCCGGAGTGGTACGAGACGCTCCAGGCCGCACGGTACATGAAGGTGCCCCCGTGGGAGTTGGCCGATCAGCCACTCTTCTGGCAGCGCGCGGCCCTTGCCGCCATGAAGGCTGAGAACGCCGCTCGCAACCGGAAGGACAAGCCCAGTGCCCACGGTCGCCGAGCTTGAGATCGACCTCGACGCTCGTGACAACGCCACCGCTCAGCTCCTTGCCGTCAACCGGCTGCTGGAGCAGTTCGACGGTCGCGACGCGGACGCCAACCTCGGAGTCGACGGGGTGGGCCAGGTGCTCGCCGACATCCAGGCCGCCAACCAGGCCGCGCAGAGCTTCGCTGACCAGGATGTCCGCAAGGAGATCGAGGTCGAGAACGAGCGGGCCCTGCGCGCCCTGGAGCGCGTGCGCGCCGAGGCGGCGACGCTGGCCGACAACAAGATGCGGCTGGAGGTCGAGGTCGCCAACGCCAAGGCGCTGGCTGACCTGGCCGCCGTCGAGGCCGCCGCCGCGGCCCTGGCCGACCAGGTCAGCATGGACGTCGACATCGACGACGCCGCGGCCATGGCCAAGCTGGCCGGGCTGCAGCGCGCGGTCAACGCCATCGACGGCAACATCCGCGTGGACGCCGACACCTCCGCAGCGCGCGCGCAGATCGACGCCGTCATCGACTCGATCACGGACCGCAAGGCCACCGTGAAGATGCTGGCCGACATCGCCGACGTCGAGCAGAAGGTGGCGCAGGTCGACGCGCTGACCTCGCGGCTGCGCGACCAGGTGGTGAGGTTCGACGGCGACGACGCGGGCGTGCGCGCCACGGTGGCTGCGGTCGAGGCCATGGTGCGTGACCTCAAGGCCAACGTGATCTTCGAGGGCGACACCACCAACGTCGAGCAGGCCGTGGCGCTGGCCAACGGGCTGCTGCAGCAGTACGCCACCCAGCAGGCCGAGGCCAAGCTGGACGCCGACGCCGACGCCGCACGCGGGGCCATCGCCATGGCCATCGCTGACCTGCAGGCCTTCGACGGCCGAGTGGCCACTGCGCAGATCCGCGCTGACGTGGACGCTGCGGGCATCGCCCAGGCGCAGGCCCTGCTGGACTCCATCCCCAAGGAGGTCCGCAGCCGCATCACTGCCGACATCGGGGACCTGGTGGCTGGCGTCGCGGCGAGCAAGGCGGCGCTGGCCAGCCTGCCCGAAGAGATCAACATCCGCGTCGACACGCGCAACCTGTCCGACCTGGCCGACAAGGCGCGCTACGCCGGTGGCCAGATCGGCGTGCTCGGCATCGCCGTGTCCGGCCTGGGGGCGGCGCTGATCCCGCTGGGTGCGGTGGCTGTCGGCTCCGTCGGCGCGCTGGGCGCCGCCTTCACCGTCGCGGGCGGCGCGGCCACGGTCTTCGGCTTCGCGGCCGTCTCGGCCCTGGGTCCGGTGGCCGACGCCGTCGAGCAGATCCGTCAGGGCGAGCAGCAGTACAAGGAGGCCGTCACCGACCCGGCCAAGGAGGCCGCCCTCCTCAAGATCCAGATGGCCTACAACGCGCTCAGCACCGAGCAGCGCGCCGCGGTCGAGGGCGTGCTGGCCTACCAGAACGCCTGGCAGGGCCTGGTCACCAGCATCCAGCCGCAGATCTTCCAGGCCACGGCCACGGTGCTGCAGACGCTCACCAGCCTGTTCCAGCAGATGAGTCCTGCGATCACCGGCGTGGCGAACGAGGTCGTCTCCCTGGCGAACAGCGCCGCGGCGGCTCTGGGCAACCCGGTCTGGCAGACCTTCATCAACAACATGAACAACCTGGCCGGCCCCGTCTTCGGTGCGCTCGTGCGCGGCCTGGGCAACGTGGTCACCGGGATCATCGGCCTGGTCAACGCCTTCACCCCGATGTCGGTCGGCTTCGTGCAGGGCTTCGAGCAGATGACGGCCGCCTTCGCGACCTGGTCGGCCGGGCTGGCCAACAACACCGGCTTCCAGAACTTCATCAACTACATCCAGCAGAACATGCCGCGGGTGCGCGAGTTCATCGCTGACGCCGTGCAGGCCATCGTCGACTTCGTCCAGGCGACCGCACCGCTGGGCTCGACGGTGCTGGACGCGGTCAACCGGGTGCTGGAGGCGTTCAGTCGCCTGCAGGAGGTCAACCCTCAGCTCGCCGCCGTCGTGGCCTCGGTCGCGCTGCTGACCCCGGCAGTGCTGGGCGTCGCGGGCGCCGTGGCGCCGGTCATCTCCCTGTTCATCACCATGGCGGGCGCGGCCGGCGAGCTCGGCGGCGCGCTCGGCATCGCCGCGGGCGGCTTCACCGGCACGACCACCTCGGCCTCGGGCTTCGCCGGGGTCATGACCACGGTCGGCACCGCGGTGCGTACCGCGGGCGGGCTGCTGCAGTCGACGCTGGGCATCCTGACCCTGTTCGGTGGCGGCTTCATCACGGCCATCGCCGAGAGCCAGCGCTTCCGCGACACGATCGTGGACGGCTTCCAGTCGATCGGCACGGCCTTCTCCGGCCTGGGCACGGCCTTCGCGGGCCTGTTCAGCGCGCTGGGCGAGATGGTCGGCGCCTTCAACGACGTGTCCGAGGCCGTGGTGACCCTGGGCGGCTCCTGGGGTCAGTTCTTCGGGCCCATGGTCACCATCGCTGCGGAGTCGGCCTCGGCCGTGATCGAGATCCTCACCTCGATCGTGGAGGCCTTCTCCAACGTCTTCTCGGGCCTGGCCGCTGCGGCCAACCGGGACTGGCAGGGCGTGTGGGACGCGCTCAACGACGACGCGCCGCGCCAGGCCATCGACCGCGCGCTGCAGAACGTCAAGAACGTGCTCAAGGCGCCCAGCCAGGACTACAGCGAGTACGGCAAGCGCTCGATGGACGAGGTCGGCCAGGGCTTCGACGCGGGCGCAGGCCTGGTGGGCGGGCAGATGCCCAACCACGCCTCGATGCTCGCGCAGGCCTTCGGCTCCAACCTCACCGGCTTCGACACCGCGGGCCAGCAGGCCATGACCGCCGTCGGCACCGGCGCGGCCGCGGGCGTGCCCGGAGCCATCGCACCCTTCACCGGCCTGGGCACCCAGGCCAGCGGTGCTCTGACGGGCCTGGCGGCCATCGGCCAGCCCGCGGGTGCGCAGGCCATGGCCGGGGTCGGGGCGGGCGCGAGCCAGTCCGTGCCCCAGGCGCTGGCCCCCTTCGAGCAGCTCCAGCCCGGCATCCAGCAGGCCGTGGCCAACGTGGCCACCTCCACGCTGGCCGCGGGCACGGACGCCATGGGCAACTTCTCGGCCGGGGCGATCCAGAACTTCACGGCCGCCATGGCCCCCTTCGAGCAGCTCCAGCCCGGCATCACCGCGGCCACGCTGAACGCGGCGCTGGCGGCGACTCCCGGTGGCCAGCGCGCCATGGCGGGCTTCGGCGAGGGCGCGCAGGCGAACATCGCCAGCGCCCTGACCCCCTTCCAGCAGCTCAACCCCCAGCTCGCCGCGGTCGTCATGGCCACGGTGGACTCCATCGCGCCCATGGGCGGGGCGACGATGGTCAGCTTCGGCGCCGAGGCGCAGGCCAACCTGGCCGCCGCGCTGGCGCCCTACGAGGCCATCGCCCCGGGGATCACCGCGGCGCTGACCAACGCGATCGTGGCCAACACTGAGCAGGGCCGCCTGGGCATGGAGGCCTACGGCCAGGGCGTGGCCTCGGGCGCGCCCGCGGTCACCGGTGCCGTGCAGCAGGTCACCACGCAGGCTCAGGCCGCGCTCGACGCGGGCAACGCCATGTACAACCCCTCGGGGGCCAAGGGCGCCGCAGAGTACAACGCGGGGCTGGCCTCGGGCGCGGCGGGTGCGGGGGCTGCAGCGGCGACCGTCACCACCGCGGTGCAGGGCGCCCTGGACTCCGGCTCGGCCATGTACAACCCCTCGGGCGCCAAGGGCGCCGCGGAGTACAATGCGGGCCTGACCACCGGTGGCGCCGGTGCCCACGCTGCGGCCATCTCGGTGACCGACCAGGCGCGCATGGGCTTCATCGCTGGCGGCACCCTGACCGCTGAGGGCCTGGCCTCGGGCACGAGCTACGGCACCGGCATGACCGGCGCCAGTGGCGCAGTGAGTGCGGCGGCGGCGACGCTGCCCGCGGCGGCGCGCACCTCCTTCGGTGGCGGCGGCGACTTCACCCCTGAGGGTGCGCAGATCCCGACCAGCATGGCTGCGGGCATCAGCGCGGGCGTGGCCTCGGTGCAGGGCGCCATGATGCTGATCTCCAACGCCATCAGCGCGCAGATCGTGAACGCCCAGCTCCAGGGCACCGACATGGGCACGCGCTTCTCGAACTCGCTGACCACGTCGCTGACGGGCGCGAGCACCGCAGTGCAGGGCTCGATGATGCTCATCACCAACGCCATGAGCGCCGGGGCGATCCAGGCCAGCACCGCTGGCACTGCGGTGGGGCAGAACTTCACCCAGGGCCTGACCACGAGCCTGACTGGCGCTGCCACCGCGGTGCAGGGCTCGATGATGATGATCACCAACGCGATGTCGGCTGGGGCGGTCCAGGCCTCGGTCGCGGGCACCGCGGTGGGTACCAACTTCACCCAGGGCCTGACCACGAGCCTGACCGGCGCGGCCACCGCGGTGCAGGGCTCGATGATGATGGTGACCAACGCCATGAGTGCCGCGGCGGTTCCCGCCTCGGTCGCGGGCACGGCCATCGGCACCAACTTCACCACCGGGCTCACCACGGGCCTGACGGCGGCCACGACCGCCACGACCACCGCCATGGCCTCGATCACCGCGGCCATGCAGACCGGCCTGGCTGGGGCGCAGGCGGCCGTGACGGCCGCCATGGCGGCGATGACGGCGGCCTTCACCACCGGCTTCACCGGCATGACCACCGCGGCCACCACGGCCATGGCGGCCATCGGCACGGCGATCACCGCGGGGCTGGCCACGGCGCAGGCGGCCGTGGCAGCGGCAGTCGCTGCCATGACGGCGGTCTTCACCACCGGCTTCGCGGCCATGCAGGCGGCGGTCACCGCGGCCATCACGGCCATCGGTGCCGCGATCACCGCAGGCATGGCGGCGGCCACCGCGGCTGTGACGGCGGCCGTGACGGCCATGCAGACCGCCTTCACCGCGGGCTTCACCGCGATCACCGCCGCGGTGACGCAGTCGATCACGGCGATCGTCCAGGCGATCACCCAGGGCATGACCACCGCCCTGCAGGCCGTGACCACCAGCGTGCAGGCGATGGTGCAGGCCTTCACCAGCGGCTTCGCCCAGGCGCAGGCCGCGGTGCAGTCGGCCGTGGCGGGCATGGTGGCCGCGATCCAGTCGGGCATGAACCAGGCGCTCGCGGCGGTCAACAGCTTCGTGAACGCGGCCGTGGCGGCTCTGAACGGCATGGGCGCGCGCTTCCGGGCCGCGGGCGCGGCCGCAGGTGCAGACCTGGCCGCGGGCCTGCAGTCCCAGGTCGGTGCAGTCCAGGCCGCCTCGGCGGCGCTGGCGGCCGCGGCGGCCGCGCCGATGCCGGGCTCCCCGGCCAAGGTCGGGCCGCTGTCGGGCAACGGCTGGACGCGCATCCGTGGTGAGCACTTCGGTGAGGATCTGACCGCGGGCCTGCTCTCCCAGGTGCGCGACGTGCGCGGGGCCTCGGGCGCGCTGGCCAGTGCGGCCAGCCGCGCGCTGGGCTCGGACATCGCTGGCGGCCTGTCGCTGTCGGGCTCGGGCTCGCTGGGCACGGCCAAGACGCTCTCGGGCTCGCTGTCGGGCAGCCGTGGTGGGATCACGATCAACGTGAGCGCCGACGCGGTCAAGGTGACCACGACCGGCGACGCCGCCAAGGCTGACTTCCGTGACGCGGGCAACGAGCTGGCGCACATCCTGAACGCCGCGCTCCGGCGCCGGACCTCGTGAGGTAGCAGTGCCCAAGGTCGCATCCGCCCCGCATCACGACTCCCTCTCGGGCAGCCCCGAGAAGCGCTACGACATCGCCCCCGACGGTGGTGAGCACCTGCTGGTGGTGGCGCCCTACCGCGCCACCTTCCTGCGCTCGGTCGACGGCGGCAGCGTCTTCAACCCCTTCTCCTCCTTCGACCTGGGCCAGGACACCGCGGTGCCCTCCTTCGTCATCGGCGACGACGGCACGGCCTTCGTCTCCTACTGCCAGTGGAACCGCGACCCCCAGGTCATCAAGCTGCGCCGCGGCCGCCAGACCTCCACGGGCTGGCAGTGGAGCGAGATCACCCTGGCCCCGGGCGGGCGCGTGGGCGTGGACACCGACCTGATCGTCTTCCGCCAGGGCGCGGGCTACGTGGTCTTCGTCTACTGGACGGCCATGGAGGGCGGCTACGTCGCGCGCGTGGACGTCTCCAGCGACGGCACCATGCGCGTGACCAGCCTGCGCCACGGCACCAAGGGCGGGCGCGTGGCCGGGCTGATCCAGATGGGCAGCCTGGAGTTCGCCCACAGCGGCGACGGCAAGACGCCGAGCTCGGCCCCGCACCTGTTCTGCACCACGGCGGCCTCGAACAACCCGCTGTACGTCCACCGCGCGCGCTTCGAGAGCGCGGGGGTGTGGACCTGGGAGGACCCGGTCGTGGTCGAGACCAACGTCTCGGTCAACCAGACCGCCATGACCACGGTGTGGGACGGCGAGCGGCTGTGCATCGCCTACGTGCTGAACAACTCCTCGACCATCCGGTTCGCGGAGTGGTCCGGCTCGGGTGCGGTCACCTTCCGCAACCCGCCGGCCTTCCCCTCCGGGCGCGGGGTGGTGCCGGGCATCACGATCAGCCACGACCCGGCGACCGACGACATCTACCTGCTGGCCTACGGCTCCACGCAGGGCGACATCATGGCCTGCCGCCTGAACCGCGCCTCGGCCACCTGGGACTCGGCCTGGACCACGGCGGTGACCCGGCCCGCCTCCACCGCCGACGGCAAGGTCAACGCCGTGCGTCACCCCAGCCGCGACAGCGTGCAGTTCGCCTGGGCCACCCCCGGCGGGGCGGGCTGGGACGTGTACGCCAGCCAGCTCACCGCACTGGTGCGCACCCCCCAGGCGCCGGTGCTGCTGGACCCGCCCAGTGGTGCCACGCGCGACCTGGCGGCCGGGTACACCTTCCGCCACCGCTACCAGCCCGTGGGCCCCGGCGACAAGCAGCAGGGCTACTACTGGCGGCGCCAGTACACCTCGGGCGGCTCGGCCATCACCGAGTGGTGGAACGCGGCCAGCCAGTCCTGGTCGAGCACCGCGGTGCTGAACACCGGGGAGACCTCGGCGGTGAGCTTCGCGCCGGGCAAGTGGTCCAACGGCTCGACCTACACCTGGTCGGTGGCCGCGCGCTCGCTGACGGGCTCGGTCTCGCCCTACTCCGCCCCGCGCACCGTGGTGGCCACCACCGCCCCGGCGCTGACGATCACCGAGCCGCTCGGCATCGTCTTCGGCACCACGACCCCGGCCGTGGCCTGGACCGTGGGTGGGCCCGACCCCCAGCGTGACTACCGCGTACGCATCGTGCCGGACGCGGCCAACGTGGACGCCAACGACCCCGGGCCTGCGATCTGGGACTCCGGGGTCATCGCCAGCGCGCTCGCGCGGCGCGTGGTCGTCGGCACCGACCTCACCCCCAACGTGGCCTACCGCGCCTGGGTGCGCGTGACTTCCACCGCGGGCATCGCCTCGGCCTGGGTCTCCTCGCCCTTCCTGCTCAACCTCAACCCGCCCAACGGGCCGCTGGTGGAGGTCGTCGACGAAGTCGCCTACGGCACCGAGGTGCCGCGCGTGCGCCTGGACCTGCTGGCGCGCTCCAACCTCATGGGCGAGGACCAGGCGCTGGGCCAGGCGGGCTGGCTGACCGACAACGCCAGCGTGGCGCCGGTGGGGGCCAACACCACCAGCCAGACCGAGAACGGCGTGGCGCTGACGAGCGCGGCCGGGGGTGCGATGAGCATGCTGAGCGCGCTCGGCACCCCGCCTGCCGCGCCGCCGGGGCGTCCCCAGCCGCTGGGGCCGCTGTTCTTCCCTGCGGTGCCGGGCCAGACTTACACGGCCATGGCGCACGGACGCAGCCCGGACAACAACCGCGCGCTGCGCGTGAGCATCCACTGGTTCTCCGACGACACCGCCGCCGACGGCGCGCTGCCGGGCTCGGCCAGCTACATCACCACCGCAGCCGGGGAGCAGTTCAACATCGGCGCCGCGGCCTACAACCAGGCCCGCCTCAGCGCGCGCGCCCCGGCCACGGCCCGCATGGGGCGCGTGGTCGTGGAGGTGCTGGGCGTGGCTGCAGCGGGGGAGGTCGTGTACCTGTCGCGCTTCGCGGTCCAGCCCGGCGCGAGCACGGCCTGGCAGCCCGGCGGCTACACCGGCGGTCAGGTGCTGGTGCTGGAGCGCTCGGACGACGACGGGGAGGCCTGGCGTCAGGTCGGAGAGCGGATCAAGCCCGACGTCTACCAGCGCGCCGTCACGCGCGACCGCTCGATGCCCATGGGGCGGCGCGTGCTCTACCGCGCCTCCACCGTGGTCGATGTCTACGGCGCCTCGGGGGTCTCCACGCTGCGCTCGGTGATCTCCCCGGTGGCGGCCATCAACCTGGCCGGGCCCACCTGGATCATGCGCGACCTCACCAACGAGTCCGACGACGGGGAGGTGCTGGCGTTCGTGACCGACTGGCAGGAGGAGGACGAGGAGGAGGTCGCGATCCACAAGCCCACGGGTCGCTTCTACCCCGTGGTCGACTCCGAGGGCGAGCACGCCGGCTCGGGCTCGATGACCTTCTACGTGCCCGCGGCGCTGGTGGCCAAGACCACGCGCCTGCTCACCTCCGGCAACGCGCTGCTGATGCAGTCCCCGCTGGGCCGGGTGCTCATGGCGCGCTTCTCCCGGCGCGAGTACGAGCCCGAGGTCGTGGGCGCGCGCACCATCACGGCCGACTACGTGGAGGTGGAGCGGTGAGCCTGTGGCCCACCTCGGCGGCCTTCAACACCGCGCTGGCCTCCGACCGGCGCCGCTGGTTCACCCAGGTCGAGATCATGCAGCAGAACCAGGTGCTGGCCACGCTGAACACCGTCGCGGACGGCTCGGTCACCCTGGCCGAGACCTCCACGCGGCGCACCTGCGACCTGACGCTGGTGGACCCCAGCGGCACGCTGACCCCTACCTCGGCGCGGGACCTGCTGGCCCCGCTGCAGTCGGAGGTGCGCATCAGCCGCGGCCTGCGCCTGGCCGGGGGCGCGGTGGAGTACGTGCCGCTGGGCACCTTCGGGGTCATCGACCCCACGGTGGACTCCCTGGACGGCGCGGTGCTGATCCAGCTCAGCGGCGCCGACCGCTCCGACGCCGTGGCCTCGCGCCGCTTCGCCGAGCCCTGGACGGTCAAGGCGGGCACGCCCACCCACCAGGCGATCATCGACATCGTCCGCTCGCGCCTGAACGTGCCGGTGCGCGTGACCGTCACCGGCTCCACGGTGCCCGAGACCGTCTTCGAGGACCTGACCAGCCCGTGGGACGCGGTGCAGAAGATCGCCGAGGCGGACGGGCTGACGGCCTACTTCGACCAGCTCGGCACGCTGGTGGTGGCGCGGGATGAGGAGGTGCCGACGGGGATCTCCTACAACCCCGGCCCGGACAGCTTCATGCTGGAGGCCGGGCGCTCGATGTCGGCCGACACCACCTACTCGGGGGTGGTCGTCTCGGGCCAGCACCCCGACAACACCCCGGTGCGCGTGGTCGCCTGGGACAACGACCCCAAGAGCCCGACCTACTACCAGGGCCCCTTCGGGGCTCGCCCGTTCGGGTTCAACTCCCCCCTCATCACCAGTGCCGCCATGGCGAACGCTGCGGCGGCTACCCTGTTGCGCAGAGTGACCAAGATGCGACAGAAGGTGACTGTGCGCACTGTGGGGCACCCCGGGCACGACATCGGGGACGTCATCCACGTCGAGCACCCCCTGAGCCGCATCAACGGGAACTACGTCATCACCGGTGCGCGCATCCCGCTGCGCATCGGCTCGATCTCACTGACGGCGCTGGAGGCGGCATGACGACGGAGGCAGCAGGCCCTACGCCCGCCGCCTCCTTCGACTCCACTACCTCGGCCGCGGACGACTTCGTCGAGCGCATCCTGGCCAACACCGTCACCGGGGCTGAGCTGCGCGTGGCGCTGGTGACCGAGACCGAGAACTCCGGCGACTACCGCGTGAAGACCTCGGCCACGGGCTCCTCCTTCTGGTGCGCCAGCCTGGACGCCAGCCTGCGGGTGGGCGACCGCGTGCTGATGCTCAAGCAGGAGAGCGCCTTCGTGGTCGTGGGCCGGCTGTCGGGGGGCGGCTCCACCGTGCCGATCGGGGTCGTGAACCCCTACGCGGGCGGGGTGGTCCCCAACGGCTGGCTGGTCTGCGACGGCTCGGCCGTCTCGCGCAGCGACTACGCCGCGCTGTTCGCCGTCATCGGCACGAGCTACGGCGGCGGCAACGGCTCGACCACCTTCAACATCCCCAACCTCGTGAACCGCTTCGCCCTCGGCGCGGGCTCGCGCCAGCGCGGCGCCACCGGCGGCGCCGAGAGCGTGACGCTGTCCCAGGCCCAGATGCCCAGCCACAACCACTACCTGGACTCGGGCACCACCGGCACCGAGCCTGGCGGCACCGCCACGGTGCAGGCCGGCTCGGGAGCCACGGTCGCGGGCCTGGCCCGCCACAGCCACCAGGTCACGGCCAACACCGACTCCCGAGGCTCGGGCCAGGCCCACGAGAACATGCCCCCCTTCCAGGTGCTCCCCTACATCATCAAGGCGCGGTGATCGCGGTGGCCCGACGTGCTCCCCGACGACTGGTGGTCGTCACCCGCAAGGACCCGATGCACTCCCTGCTGCTCAAGCGGATGCCCACCGAGGTGATCGAGTACCCGCTGGAGCTCGTGCTGAGCGTGTGGGCCTCGGTCTCGGGGCTGGCGCTGCTGGCGGGCGTCTCCGACCCGGTCTCGATCACCGAGACCCTGCCCGAGGGGCTGCAGGTCGCCTGGGGCGCCGCGCTGACGCTGTCCGGGGCCACCATCGGCATCGGCCTGGCGCTGCGCAAGTACGGCACCCTGGTGGCCCGGGGGCTGTCGCTGCTGGCGCCCGCGGCGCTGGTCTACGGGATCTCGATCTTCATCTGGGGCGGCATCGACCGCGCGGTGCCTGCGGGCCCGCTGCTGTTCTCCATCGCCATCCTGTGCTGGCTGCGCGCCTGGTGGCTCAACAAGCGCGAGGAGATCCTGCGCTACCTCGCGAAGGGCGGTGGGTCCTGATGCCGCCGAACGTGCTGAGCAACCCCTGGCTGTGGCTGCTGGGTCTGCTGATCACTTCGGGCTTCCTGCAGTACCTGGTGGGCGCTGCGCGCGACTTCCTCAAGAAGCGCGCCGAGGCGCCCAAGCCGGCCAGCCAGGAGGAGAAGTTCGTGGACCAGTCCCTGCTGGTGATGAGCAAGTCCAACGCCCAGCTTGAGGACGACAACGAGCGCCTGCGCCAGGCCAACCGCGAGCTCAGCGACATGCTCTCCACCGAGCGCACCGAGCGCCAGGCCGAGCGCCAGCAGCACCTGCGCGAGATCCAGGCGCTGGAGACCAAGCTGCGCGAGATGTCCAGCGAGATCGCCAACCTGCTGCGTCAGGTGGGCGACCTGCGCCAGCGCCACAACACCGACCCCCAGGGGCTGCGCGCCGTGGGTGGCGGGTTCAGCCGCACGCCCCCGGTCACCAACGACCCCTACCACCCCATGGACCACAGTCAGGGCCCCGGCGACCGGGCCGAGAAGACCACCGAGATCCGAGAGGACTGACCGTGAGCGAGCTCGACGCCACCTACACCCACCCCACCGGCGAGCACATCGACTGGAGCGCCTGGCCCGAGCCTGACGCCGCCGACGGTGACGGCTCGGAGTTCGGCGAGCGCCTGGGCGATGGCCCCGGCGCGGTGACCGACACCACCGTGGCCGCCACCCAGCGTCTGGAGTCCTGATGGCCCTGAACCTCGATCAGGTCGTGCAGCGCGCGATCCCCTCCCCGAACTACTCCAGCCGCGGCGGCAAGGACGTGCGCCTGCTGCTGCTGCACACCGCCGAGGGCAGCCGGACCAACGCCTCCCTGGGCTCCTGGTTCGGGCGCAAGTCCACCAAGGCCTCCAGCCACGTCGGGATCGACGCCGACAGCGTGGTGCGCTTCGTGCCCGAGGCCTACTCGGCCTGGACCGCGCGCTCGGCCAACCCCGTGGCCTCCCAGGCCGAGCTCTGCGCCTGGGCCAAGTGGAAGGGCGCCGAGTGGGGCGCCCAGGACTCGATGCTGGAGAACGCCGCCCGCTGGCTGGCGGCCGCGGCGCGCTACCACGACATCCCCCTGGTGCGCCTGCGCGACGCCCAAACCAAGTCCGGGCGCGGCGTGGCCATGCACGTCGACATCACGCGCGGCTGGCGCGAGGGCTCCCACGCCGACTGCGGCCAGTGGTTCGCCGACCACCTCATGGACTCCGTGATCGAGCGCGCTCGGGTACTGGCTGGCGGCGCGGGCAGCCCCGTGGTCGTGCCCGCGGTGCCGGTCCCGATGCCCGCAGGCCGCGGCCCCTACGGGCTGCCGGTGCTGCGCTGCGACGGGGCCGAGTCCGGCTGGGCCTGGCTGATGCAGGAGGCGCTCATCCGCGCCGGGCACGCGCTCAGCCGCGACGGCAGGCCCGGAGCCCAGACCGACCGCGAGCTGCGCAAGTACCAGGCTGCGCGCGGGCTGGCCGTGGACGCGGTCTGCGGCGGCTGGACGTGGGCCTCCTTCATCAAGGACGCGGGCGACCCGCTGCGCCAGGGCATGGCCAAGGGCCACCCCGGCGTCGAGGTGCTGCAGAACTTCCTCGGCATGCGCGGCGCCGACCTGGACCGCGACTTCGGCGGCGGCACCGCGGCGCGCCTGCGGGCGGTGCAGTCCTGGGGCGACCTGAGCCCCGACGCGGTGGTCGGCTCCGACACCCGCACCCTGCTCGCGACGCGGGCCTACTGAAAGGACGACCATGAGCACCGACGACCCCAAGACCATCCCGACCCCGGTCAGCCCCAAGGTCTACTCCAGCACCGGCGCGGGTGCGGCGCTGCTGGCCCTGGGCTTCATCCTGCGCTACTACGGCCTGGACGTGCCCGACGCCGTCATCGGGGCCGTGGCCGTGATCGGCACGTTCGCCGCGGGCTACATCACCCCCGACCGCCTGCGCGAGATCGGGGCCGTCTTCCAGCGCGGCCGCGGCGAGCACCGCGCGTGATCACCCTGCTGGGTCAGCCTGCCGAGTGGATGGATCGCGCAGCCTGCGCGGACCTGCGCACGAACATGTTCCCCTCGGTGCGCGACCCGGCAGGGCAGGCCGCGGCCAAGGCCGTCTGCAGGGGCTGCCCGGTGGAGGCCGAGTGTCGTGAGCTCGGCCTGGGCCAGGACAAGCAGGGCCGCGCCGAGGAGCGCTGGGGGGTCTGGGGCGGCCAGAACGGACCCCAGCGCGGGCGCACCGCGGCACGCCGCGCGAAGCACCCCACGAGGCGTTCCAAGATCATGCCCCCCACCCCCGAGGCATAACCGCAGGTCAGAGCGTTCTGGGGGGCACGGGGGCAGGGGCGTACACCCTCTGTCGCGCGCGTATGCAGGGGAAAGGGTGTAAACCCGTGCCCCCTCGCCCCCTCAACCACTGCTTGAGGGTTGCGAGTCCACCACCCCGACGGCCTCCAGATCTACGCTCTGGCCATGGGCCGACACGCCACCACCCCTCGTCCGCGAGGTCGTCTGCGCTCGCGTCACTGGGGCGTCCTGATCGGCACCCTGGCCGTGGTCGGCCTGGGTGCCACCGCAGGCCTGGCTGCCACCGGCGGCCTGCCCGGGGTGCGCTCGACGTCGGAGACTCCGGCCGCGGGCGGCAAGTACGTCACCACCGTCGAGGACGGCAAGCTCACCCGGCTGGAGTTCGTCCCGGACGGGTCCACCGCGGCCCCCAGCGCCACGCTGAGCCCCTCGGCCACGGCCACCGGCACTCCGAGTGCTTCGGCCTCCGCAAGCGCCTCAGCGTCCAGCGCAGCCCCCTCGGCGACCACCGCCGCCTCGGCGGCCCCGACCGGCAAGCCCCCGGCGGCCACGTCTGCGGCCCCCAGCGCCACGCAGAGCCCCTCGCGCAGCGCCAGCAGCACTCCGGCACCCCCGGCCACCTCCAGCCCCGCAGCGACGACCACAGCCCCTCCCGCCGTGGGCGCGGGCGACTGGCTCTCGGGCGTGGCCGGGACCGGCGACACCGACGGGCGCTTCGGCACCTGGCGCGGCACGCCGGTGGAGATCGTGGGCACCTGGGCCGACGCCGACGAGGCCAACCAGCGCCGCATCTACACCGTCACCGGCGGCTCGGGGCGCTTCGCCGGCCCGATCGACGTCGGGGTCGGCGCCCTGGTGCGCGGGGAGACCTGGGCCGCCGCGGCGCGCGGGGCCAACGACGCCCGCTGGCGGGAGTCCCTGACGGTGATGCGCGACGCGCGCGCGGGCAAGGGCACCACCTACATCCGCTTCGCCCACGAGATGAACGGCAACTGGTACCCCTGGGCCGTCAACGCCTCCAACCGGGCCGACTTCATCACCGCCTGGAAGCGCTACCGCGCGCTGCAGCGGGAGATCTTCCCCCAGGCCAAGCTCGTGTTCAGCGTCAACCGCGAGTCCGTGGGCTCGGGCATCGACTGGCGCACCACGTTCCCCGGGCCCGGCCAGGTCGACGTCATGAGCGTGGACTACTACAACTTCGCCGGGGTTTCCACGGCCGCGGAGTGGCGCAGCGAGATCGAGCGCACCGACCGCTTCGGGGCCCCGATCGGCCTGGAGCAGCACCGGCGCTTCGCGGCCTCGGTGGGCCTGCCGCTGGCGATCTCGGAGTGGTCCGGGCGCGCCTCCGAGGGCGATGACCCGGAGTTCATGACCCAGATGAACGCCTTCTTGCGCACCAACGGCGGCTCGGGGCCGGGCCAGATGCTCTACGAGATCGTCTTCAACATCGGCGGCTACGAGGGCAACTACCAGCTCTTCCCCACCACCAGCCAGCCCGCGGCCGCGGCACGCTACCGCGATGTCTTCTGAGTCCTGCCCCACGCCGTTCAAGGCGGTCTACCCGACCAAGTTCGCCGCGCGGCGCGCGATCCAGAGCGCGCGCCACCGCGGCCCGGCCGCGGGCCAGGCGGGCAAGGTCGCGCCGTATGAGTGCGAGTGCGGGCACTGGCACGTCGGGCACCGCAAGGAGCGCCCGCGGCGGTAGCCTGGCCGGATGGCTATCACCACCTCCGTCCCCCTGCAGGTCCAGGCTGGCGAGGACGCGGACTGGCTCGACGTCGCCGCGGCCTGCAAGCTCGACGCCGACGGCAACGTCGACCCCGAGTGCGAGTCCTGCCAGTAGCGGTCGCTCTGGTCAGACCTCGTCGTGGGTCAGCACCTCGCCCCAGGGCTTCGTGATGACCTCGTTCTCCGCTGTGCGGAGACGCGCCTTCTTCCGGTCGCCGCCGATGACCAGGGCCGTTCGCCTCTCGGTGCGGCTGCGGTAGTCGGGCCACCAGTAGTCGACGCGCTCGCCTCGCTGTCGCTCCACGTCTGCCACTACTCCTCGCTCATGTCAGGCCGTCCATCAGCACGGCCGCGGTCACACACAGCACTGCGCCGATGAAGACGCCCACTGCGCCCCAGTGACGCTGGTCGGCACCGCCCGCGATCGTGGCGATGCCGACCAGCTCGATGAACGCGCCGAGGATGAACAGGCACACCAGGGCTGCGTTCACGGGGGTCTCCAGTCGATGTCTACCTGCCATGGCGGCGCAGGCGGCGTCCCAGATCCTCCACCCAGTCCAGGTCGCGGGGGAAGCCCAGCTCGTCGGTGACGTCCTCGGCGCGCTCGACCTGGGTGACCATGTCCACCTCGCGGTAGTCGGGCCACTCCCCACGGTCCTCGCGCCCCGCGCGCAGCGTGAGCTGCAGCACGAACATCAGCGCGGCTCGACCGAGCACGAGGCGATCAGGACCGCCTCGACCTCGGGCATGAGCTCGGGCATCTTCCCGGCGGGGAACATGCCCTCGTACTGGGCACGGGTGGCGAAGACCTTGGTCAGCTTCGTCACGCGCCGGTAGGAGCCGATCCGCAGCCCCTCGGTGATCCGCTTCATAGCCGTGGGCAGCGCGGCCTGCTCGAAGGGGGTGCGGTCCTCGGCCTCGATGGCCGCGATCGGCACCGGCACGGCGACGGCCATGATCAGACTGCTCACAGGATCTCCTCGTCAGTGACGCTGATGACCTCACCGAGCACGGCGGGGCCCTGGTCGCGCGCCTGAGCAGGCTCGCGGTGGATCGGATAGATGATGAACCCCTCATCCTCGCCGTCGTCCATGACGTGGCGGTAACCGAAGGCGCCACCCTCGCGCGCCATCTGGCGCTCACGCTCGGTCTGCTCGATCTTGTCGCTCAGCCAGGAGCGCTTGGCCGCCGCCGCCAGCATGTCCATCAAGATCTCCCGGCTCTCGAAGAGCTCGTAGTCCCTCACCGTGGACCCTGGCGGTCGTTGAGCCGCTTCTCGATCAGGTCGGCCCAGACGTAGACGGCCAGGGCCGTGATCGAGATCCACTGCGCCACCTCGTTCATGACCTCAGCCCCCCAGGTGCAGCACGTTGAGCATCGGCGCGACCTGGCCGCCGTGGGTGGCCTCGACGCTGGAGTTGAACCAGAAGGCTGCCGCCAGCCCCGAGCCCTTGAGCAGGCGCTGGCACCCCGGACAGGGCGCGTCGGTGATGGCCATCCACCCGCCGCGGCGCCGGACGGGGTCGGAGTACATGATCGCGTTCTCCTCGGCATGGATGGCCACGCAGGGGTGGGCCACGCCGGGGCCGGTGTAGGCGCTGTCGGGCGCGAGGTCGGCGTGGGTCATCGACCCCCGCGGGCAGCCGGCCGCGGTCAGGCAGCCCGGCGCCTCGGGGGGTGCGCCGTTGTAGCCCACCGAGAGCACCCGGCGGTCCGCGTCCAGCACGACGGCGCCGACCCTGCGGCGGGTGCAGTCCGCGCGCATCGCCACGGCCGTGGCGATGCCGATGGCCCACTGCTCCCAGGAGGGCCGACTCGGCGTCTGGACGATCATGCGCCCGTCACCGTCAGGTAGCCGACGAAGCTGGCGACGGCCACGCCGACGACGGCGAGCGCGAGCAGCTCCCAGCCACCCAGGCGACGCCAGGCCAGGACGGCCTGCGCCGCAACCAGCAGGAAGCAGACCACCAGGCACCAGCCCCAGACGATGGCCAGTGCGCCACCTGTCGCGATCACGAGGGGCTCCCGAAGCCCATGGGCACCTCGGCCGCGCGCTCGCCGGGCTCGACCCACCAGGCGCGGTGGCGCTGGGACTCGTACTTGAGCGTGGCGCCCGAGGAGATCAGCATCAGCGGCACCTCGTCGTTGGCGTGGTCGGTCTCGCTCGGGATGGCCGCGCCGCTGGGGTGGGAGTGCCACCAGGCCTGGATGTCGCGCCCGGCCGCGCGCTGGCGCTCCAGCACCGGCTGGAGCTGCTCGATGGTCACCTCGCAGCGCTTGTGAGCCTCGTGCGCCGCGGCCTCGTTGAACAGCGGCTCGATGATCCAGTGCTGGGGGTCCTCGTCGGGGGCGCCGAACAGGATGGCCACCCCCTCCTCCTCGTCAGCCTCCACCAGCAGCGCGTTCAGCAGCCTCAGGTGGGTCTTGGTCAGCGTCAGGCCCTCGATCACCACGAACCTCCCGGGATCATCGGGTCACCGCTGCGCAGCAGCATGACCCGCAGGTTGACGACCTGGCGGTCGCCCTTGACCTTCTTGGTGGGGTAGCCGATGCGCGCCAGGCGCTCGGTGAGCTCGGGGGCGGACATGCGCCCCATGCCGTTCTCCTCGCACCAGCGCTTGAAGGACTGGTACACGACCGAGGACTTCTCGGTGTGGCCCTCCTGGGTGGTGCAGCACTCCTTGGCCCAGGCGCGCACGCGGTCGATGTCCTCCACGAAGGCGTCGAAGGCCTCGGCCACCGCGCCCTTGCGCTCGAAGCTGCGCCGCTCCAGCAGGCGCCGCAGCGCGACCACGGCCTTGGCCGCGATGCCGGGGATCTCACTCTCCAGCCGGTCGGAGAGGTTGGCGATCATGTCGGTCTCGGCGATCTTGCGGTTGAAGGGCACCACGATCCAGCGACGCGTGTAGCCGTCGGAGGTGTCCGAGGAGCCGGGGATCTTGTTGGCCGAGAAGATCGGGGTGGCCCAGGAGACGAAGTCGAAGGGCTGGCCGTACTTGTGCTGGGCGCGGTACTGGTCCTCGCCGGTGAGCATCTTGAAGCTCGCCGTGGACTCCTGGTAGGTGGCGTCGATGTCGCCCGCGATGTTGGCGATCTTGCCGAACAGGCCCGAGGGCGCGAAGCGGTCCCCGTTGAGGTCGTCCAGGGAGATCGAGGCGATGTTGGACCGGCCCAGCATCGTGGACAGCACCCGCAGCACGGTCCCCTTGCCGTTGCCGCCGCCGCCGACGAACAGGATCGCCTTCTGCAGGGGGTTGCCCGAATAGAGCATGTACCCCAGCACCTCCCAGATCAGCTCCACGGTCTCCGGCTCAGCGATGCTGGCCAGGAAGGCGTCGAACTGGGGGCAGTCGTCCTCGGGGCGCCAGTCGTGGGGGAACTGGATGGTGGTGCGCGCCTCGGGGCTGTGCGCGCTGAGCACGCCGGTCTTCCAGTCCAGCAGCCCGTTGCGCCAGTTCATGATCGCGGGGGTGGGGTCGAAGTCCAGCCGCGGCACGCGGTGGCGGGTGTAGGCCTCCACGTTGGTCACGATGGAGCCCCGGAAGCGGCCCTGCAGCAGGCGCGTGGCGCGCCCCTCGACCACGTCCGGCTCGCAGCGCCACACCCCCGCGCGGTAGGCCCAGAAGTTGTGGTCGCGCCCGAAGGCCAGCGGGCCCAGGCGCAGCACGTCGTCGGAGAGCATGCGCACGTCCACCCCGGCGGCCTTGTCGAGGAAGTAGTCCCCCGGGTCGCGCACCGGCCCCAGCGTGACGCTGTCGACGGCCACCTCCGGCTCGGGGGCGCTGGCGCTGGTGACCTCCATCTCCGCGTTCGGGGCCCGCGGGGCTTCGGCGCGCACCAGGGCCTCGATGGCGGCCACGGGGTCGGCGGGGTCCAGCACGCCCGAGCCCGGCGGGGCCACCAGGGAGTCGTCGTTGATCGCCTGCCCGATGGCCCAGGCGACCACGCCGGAGAACTCACTCGCGGGGTGGCGCCCGGGGGTGGGCCGCTCGGCCATGGCCTCCATGAACATGCCCTGCAGGGTGTCGATCGCCAGCGCCGCGGGGTAGAAGCCCTTGCGGGCCTCGCGCATGGCCCAGCAGGCCGCCTCCACCAGCGCCTCGTGGCGGCTGGCGCCGTCCTTGACCGCGCGGGCGAAGCGCTCCAGCACCGGGTCCAGCGCGCCGAGCTTGTAGTTGTCGACGTGCTCGGCCTTGAAGGCGGCGATCATGTCGTCGCTGGCGGGGGCGTCGCGCTCGGCGCCCTGGGGCAACAGCGCGTCCACGTAGGACGGCAGCAGCGGCACCTGGCCGTCGCTGTACCAGTGGTACTCGCCCGCGTCGTCGGGGTGGGGGCTGGGCTCGGCCATGACGAAGCCGTTCAGCCCACGCACCTCCCCCCAGGTGATGCGCCGCTCCCCGGGCTCCTGGCCGGAGTCGTAGAGCTGGCCGCGGCCGTTGCCCAGCACGCGCCCCGGCGGCACCCGGAAGATCAGGTGGCCGCGGTTGAGCTGGCCACGGCGGGTCTGCTGGAAGGGCGGGGCCTCCTCGACCGCGGCGCGCTGCAGCGCCTCGGGCAGCACCTCGGGGTGGTCGATGTCGAAGATGACCAGGCCGCTGCGGCCAGCGTGGATGCCGACGCCGTGGTCGGTCCCGGCCCAGAGGGCCACGATCTCCTGCACGTCGCGGGTGGACTTCATCTGCCAGCCGTCGCCCAGCACCGAGCCGGGGTGCTTGGTGTGCGACTTCACCGGCACGACGTAGAGCCCCGCCTTGGCGTACTTGATCGCCGCCGACATGGCGTCGTCCTCGGCGGTGATCTCGGGGATGTAGATCGGGGTGGTGTCAGTGGTCACGCGAGGGCCTCCGGGCGGTACAGGGCGAGGATCTCCAACGCGAACGCCACCTTGTCCTCGACGCGCTGGCCCGCGGGCTGCGCGGTGTTCCAGAGCTCCAGGTTCTCCAGGCGGTTGTCGGCGCGGTCGCCGTTGATGTGGTGGACGTTCTCGTTCGCGGTCAGCATCCTGCCGAGCGCCTCGGACATCACGAGCCGGTGCTCAGCGACGTAGCCGTTCCGCTTGGCCATGGGGCTGTCGGGTCGCAGGACCAGCACGTAGCCGTCAGCCGTCACATGGCGCCTCGTGCCACGGTTCGGGACCTGCGAGATCGCCGGGTCAGTGTGCCGGCGCTTCCAGATCTGATAGTGGTTGTAGCACCACTCGCGCGCGTACATGCCTGCTGAACACGTTTCGATCTTGCAGATCTTGTCAGTGCGGTTTCGCCGTGCGTAGGAGGCGTGGGTGTTGCAGAGGCGCACCGTTCCTCCGCGACGCTTCGACCTCTTGGTGCAGCCTTCAACCTTGCACGTCGGCCAGTCGACCTTGACTGCGCTAGCCTCTTCCATAGCGACCTCATCTCGCTCATCGCCCCCGGCCACGTTCGCAGCGTGGCGCGGGGGCTCCTTCGTTGCGGGACCCTGACCCTAGCGCGAGCGGAGCGCGTCCAGGCCGGTCTCGACCACGTCCTCCAGGGTCTGCCCGGGGGGCAGCTCGCCGTTGCTCAGGCCGAAGATCTTGTCCAGGGCCTGACGCACGACCTCGGCCCGCGAGATCTTGGCGGCGGCGCTGGCGGACTCCACCGCGGCGCGCTGGGTGGGAGTGCCCACCCACGGCATCTGCTTGGTCAGTCTCGCTTCGACGGCCACGGCGGCCTCCTCTCGGGTCGATGTCCAGGTCACAGTACGTGACTCGATGACCAGTTGACAACGCGTCATCCACTCGGGCAGTCTCCTCGGTGTCAGAACCACCACAGAACGGAGGAAGTCGATGAGCCTGGTCGTGAAGGTCTCGATCAACGACGCGCCGACGGTGGCCGTGCTGGCCGCCACGCGCATGGCCGGCACCACCGACCCCGACAGCATCGGCCAGTACAGCGTCAACGCCTGGCACGTCCCCCTGGGCGAGCCCGGCTTCACCCCGGTGCTGGAGAGCGCGTCGGTCGAGCACCGCTACGGCGACGGCGCCCTGGAGCTCGTCAAGAAGATGATCGCGGCGCTGCCGCAGAAGGAGGAGCAGTCGTGAAACTGATCAGTGGACGCCGCTACCGCGTCGTCGAGACCTACGAGTCGGGCACCGTGCTGACCTACGAGGGCACGATCGTGAACAGCGCCGACACCCAGGACCACGGCGCCACCGTCGAGTTCCGCGACGCGGGCACCGCCTGGGTCGACGACCGCGAGGACTGCAAGGTCACCGTCGAGCCGCTGCGCGACCTGCTGCCGACCGCGCTCGGCTCGCTGATCCGCTACTACCCCTCGACCCGCGAGCACCCCGACGTCAACGTGATCCAGATGCGCGTGCCGACCACGCGCCAGGCGGTCACCGACGAGGGTCAGCCCGTGCGCCGGGTCGACCTGAACTGGGTTACGGCCATGTCCGGCCTGCGGGTCACCGACCCGCTGGACGACTTCGACGTCATCTTCGACGCGGGGGCCGAGCAGTGAGCGACTCGATCGCCCAGGCCGTCGAGGCCCTGTACGGCCCCATCATCGTCGGCACTGCGCCGGTGGAGATGCTGACCGAGCCCATCGACGAGCGCGTGAAGCAGTTCGACGTCGTGGTCATCCTCTCCGCTCAGCTCGGTCCGGTGCCGGAGTTGGGCTTCGTGCTGGACTTCGAGGAGGGCCAGGCCCTGGTGGGCATCATGAACGACCCCGAGGCCAGGCTGCTCCCGATCGACGACCTCGTCGTCATCGCCTCCACCAACATCGCTCAGCAGGTGCGCGATGCTCGCGGAGACTGAGCCCGTCGGCACCGTCTCGATGGGCTGGTCGATGATCAAGGACGGCGACGTCGTCCTGGGTGCGCGTGACGGCGCCCAGTGGCAGGTCGACGGCACCCCCACCGACCAGCCCGACGGCTCGCGGCTGGTCAACCTGGTGAAGCTGGACGAGCAGGCCGTGCGCCACAAGAACATCCGGGTGCGCGGGGTGGTGCGTCGCGTGGCCACCGGCGCCCAGATGCGCGAGCGCGCCCTGGCCATCGTGCAGGTCAAGCTCGGCGGGGAGGTGGTGGCCGTGGCCGATGACGGCGACGAGCGCGGCCACGCCTGCCCGGCCGTGTTCACCGACGCGGGCCACCTGGCCGCGCACCTGCTGCTCTTCCACGCCACCACCGCTACCAAGAACGTGGACGGCAGCGAGTCGACCTACAGCCAGGTCGACGGCGAGCACCGCGCGCTGCACCACGACATCGCCGCGGGCAACCCCAAGCCCGGAACCGTCACCCACTGGCACGACCCGAACTTCGACAAGAGGAGCTTCAGCTGATGGCCACCACGACCACGATCAACGTGCTGGACGAGATCGCCCAGGAGCGCGAGAACCAGGACAGGAAGTGGGGCGAGCAGAACCACCCCAACGGCACCGGCGAGGACTACGACGACAAGGCCGCTCAGGCCAAGACCGAGTGCGATCGGGCCACCTGGAACGAGCACCTGACCTGGGACCTGATCCTGCTGGAGGAGGTCTACGAGGCCCTGGCCGAGTCCGACCCGGCGCTGCTGCGCGCTGAGCTCGTGCAGGTGGCCGCTGTGGCCATCGCCTGGATCGAGAAGATCGACCGTGACGAGCGCAGGGTGGCCCCCCTGGACATGCTGGCTGCCGCGCTGGCCGAGGCCGACGACGACGAGTTCGCCCAGTTCAACGACACCACCCAGAACCTGCACCGCGAGAAGGCCCAGGCACTGCTGACGCGCATGGGCGCCGCCATCCCCACCGGAGGAAACTGATCATGGACCACTACGACCGCAACCCCTACTACCACCCCGAGCACCAGGGTGTGACGACCGTGGCGACGATCGACTGGCGTGAGCCCTGCTACGACTTCGACATGACCGTCGTGTGGCGCCGCGAGGACGGCACCTACGCCATGGCGAGCGACTCGGGCTGCTCGCGCCCCTCCCCGTTCGAGAACACGGTCTTCGCCGACCTGCCGGTGATGACGCGCCAGGAGGTCATGGCGGCGCTGACCGCGGACTTCACCGAGCGCGCGGGCACCTACGGGCTGGACGAGTCGGGCAAGCGCTCGTACATGAGCGCGCTGGAGACGCTGGCGGTGGCCGCGTGAGCAACGTCGAGATCCTGGCCGCCGAGCTGGCCGCGGCCGAGGGGCACTCCTGGGACGACCTGTCGGGAGAGGACCAGGAGTACTACGAGCAGCGCGGCCAGGCCGTGCTCGACCGGATGAAGGCGGGGCGCGCCCGCGGGGGCGACGACGAGCTGCAGGCGCGCCGGGTCGCGGTGCTCGCCAAGGCCTTCTCGGCGGGCAAGCCCATGGCCGCGGCCCTGCGCGAGTCCGAGCCGGACCTGGCGGCGAGCTACGTCCCCAACGCCGTCGCGCGCGCCTTCGAGTGGGACTACGCCCACGACCGGGCGCTGGTGGGCGCGGGCTCGTGGGGACGCAAGGGCAACGAGGGGCTGCGCGTGGAGTGCAGGCTCACCACCCCCGATGGCCAGGTGGCCCGCTGGCGCTTCGCCACCCTGGCCGAGGCCTCGGAGTGGGTGCGCAGCCTGGATGGCCCCGAGGGCGGCTGGCTGTGAGCGACAACCTGCGCGAGCACCTGCTGCGCGGCAAGGTCGATCGCTCCATTGAGCGGGCCATCGACGTCTTCTTGGAGGACGTCGACAAGCTCGTGACCTCCAAGGAGGCCACCGAGCAGGAGGTCACCGAGTTGCTCGCGGGCTGCTCCGACTTTCAGGACGCCTGGATCAACTACCTCGACATCACCGCCGAGGAGGCCGCCGCCGACGCCGAACGTGCAGGTCAGGCCGGGCTGTCCGACCCTCCTGGCACGGTGGGCGCATGAGCGAGTTCGACGCCTTCTTCGACGCCGCCATCGCGGCGCCGGAGGCCCCGGCCAAGCCCGAGATCCGCACGCGCATCCGGCCCGACGACTGGGAGCCCGAGCCCGAGGCGCTCGCCGCGGGTCGCGGCACCGTCGGCACCGTGCTGCTGGGCAAGCACGAGCCCAACAGCCCGGCCTGGGACTACCTGCGCGCCACGCGCCTGGGCGGCTCGGAGGTGGCCGCGGTGGTGGGGCTGAGCAAGTGGGCCACGCCCTACTCGCTGTGGCACCGCAAGGCCGGCATGAGGCACGGGCACCCGCTGCTGCCCGAGGAGGACATCGGCGACTCCCCGATGATCGAGTGGGGCAACCGCCTGGAGGAGGTCGTCGGGGAGAAGCTGATCGAGAACCACCCCGACCTGTCCCTGGTGGCCAGCCCCGGCACCTTCGCCCACGTCGAGCGGGACTGGCAGCTCGCCAACCCCGACCTGCTGGGCGATGACCCGGATCTGCCCGACACCGACGGCCAGCCGCGGCCGGTCATCGGCGAGGTGAAGACGGCGGCCTACGGCCACGCCTGGGGCGCCGACGGCACCGACGAGATCCCGCTCTACTATCGCTGCCAGTGCCAGTGGTACATGGACGTCATGGGCGCGGAGTACGCCATCCTGTGCGTGCTCATCGGCGGGAACGACTACCGCGAGTACAAGATCCCCTTCGACCTGGCTGACGCGCTGTATCTGCGCAGCCACGGCGAGGCCTTCATGAAGTCGGTGCGCGACGGCGTCGAGCCGCCGGTCACCGGGGGCTTCGTGGACAAGGACGCAGTCCAGGCCATGTGGGAGCCCGCACTGGAGGGCGGGGACGTGCAGATCCCGCGCGAGGTGGCGCTGGCCTACGCCCGCGCCGTGGCCGCGGAGAAGGCGGCCAAGATCGAGAAGGCCACCTGGGTGGCCAAGATCGAGTCCCTGCTCAAGGGTGACCGCCGAGCCATGCTCAACGCCACCCCGGTGGCCGCGCGCACCAACGGCCCGCACGGCATCTACCTGCGCCCGGACGCCAAGCTCAGCGCCATCGCCACCGCGGCCTCCCTGGAGGCCGCACCGGGGCTGCCCTCGGCTATCACCCCCGACATCCCGCCGTGGGTGCGCCAGGCCCACATGGACTTCGAGGTCCAGCTCACCTGGCTGGTCGAGAACGTCCAGACCGCCGAGGACTGCGTGGCCATCGTGCGCATGCTCGGCCGCTTCATGACCAAGACCCAGAAGAACAACCTGCGCAAGCTCTGGAAGGAGAAGGCAGCGTGAAGATCAGCTACGGCCAGCTCGTGAGGGTGATCGCCGAGTCCGATGACAGGCCCAATCTCGTCGGCAAGGAGCTCTACGTGGACGAGATCGACCCCCCCGAGAGCAGGCTGCGCTTCTTCGTGGACAGCGACCCCAACCCGAACGACGTCAACGTCTCCAACGACAACGAGGACTACGGCTACGTCAGCGACGTCGAGCCGGTGATGCCCGAGCGGTTCGTCGACCGCGACCGCTACTTCGTGGACGGCATCAGGAAGTTCGCCCTGATCGACGAGCCGGCCACCGTCGAGGCTGGCGAGCCCGACCTGCAGGCCAAGCTCGGCGCCGAGGCCGAGGCGGCCGTGCACGACCCCGTGGATCACCCCAGCCACTACACCAGCACCGCGGGGGTGGAGTGCATCGACGTGACCGAGCAGTTCAACTTCAACCGCGGCAACGCGATCAAGTACATCTGGCGCGCGGGCGGCAAGGGCGACGAGATCGAAGACCTGCGCAAGGCCGCCTGGTACATCAACCGCGAGATCGAGAGGATCTCGCGGTGAGCACGAAGTACCGCATGGAGGCGCGCCGCCCCGAGGTGCCGGACTTCCTGCTCACGCTGCGCATGGACTCCTGGGATGCGAGCCTGGACGCCGAGCACGAGCGGGCAATCGGCGCCATGGCCACCGGGCTGCAGCACGCCGGCTACACCACCGAGGTGACCGTCGAGACGACCACCGCGAGGCCGCTGTGAGCACCGCGCTGCTGACCCCGGCCGAGGTCGCCGAGCGCTTCGGCGTCAACGTCAAGACCATCACGCGCTGGGCCGACGCCGGCCTGCTGACCTGTCAGCGCACCCTCGGCGGTCACCGCCGCTTCTCGGCCGAGCAGGTCGAGCGCATGATCGCTGCCCAGAACACCACCCCGGAGGACCACGATGACTGAGCCCACCCGCGCCCAGCGCCTGCTGATCAACAGGAAGGTGCGCATCACCGACAGCGCTTGGCCCGACCACATCGGCTTCATCGGCCTGTCCGAGTGGGATTCCGAGGGCAACGGCACCGCGCCGGACCAGCACTGGGTCGTCCGCGAGCTCAACGGCACCGGCGGCCGCTACGGCAGCGCCGTCGAGCTCGTCGAGGATCTGGTCGTCGTCGAGCCCATCACCCCGGCCAACGTGCGCGCGCTGGCGCTGAGCCAGGCCAAGCAGCTCTACCCCGACGGCGACCTCCACGACCACATCACCGCGGCCGCATGGCTGCTGCAGGCTCCCGAGCCCGAGATCAAGCCCATCGCCCCGCCGATCAGTTCCGGGCCCACCGCTGAGACCGTCGAGACCCCCTGGCGCTTCCGCTGGACGGACTCCCAGGGGAACCGCAACCTGGCGTGCAGGCTGGACAGCCCCGACAGTGATGGCGACATCGCCTGGATGTCCACCCACGACGAGGACAAGGGGACCCGCACCGTCTACTTCAACCCCGCCCAGGCCGCGAGCGTGGTGGAGATCCTGCGGGAGACGCTGCGCGGAGGGAGTTGACAAGGCTTCATCCACGACTGATAGAGTTTCACCACCCCACACGGAAGGACGCATCATCGTGACCGTCACCAACGAGTTCGACACCGCTGCCGACAACGCCGCCACCGGAGGCATCGGCGGGCCCAGCTACAAGTTCGACGGGGTGGGCGACACCATCACCGGCGAGATTGTCTCGGTCACCGGGATGGACGTCACCGTCTACGGCACCAACCCGGCCCAGACCGAGTTCCTCGCCGACGGCTCCCCGGCGCGCCAGATGGCGATCACCCTCAAGACCGACCTGCGCAACTGGGACCGCGTGGCCAAGCTGCCCACCAACCAGGACGGCACGGCCCAGCCCCCCTCCGAGGACGAGGGCCTGCGCAACCTCTACGCCAACGTCACCGGCAAGGGGTCCAAGGCGCTCTTCACCGCCATCAGCCGCGCGATCAAGGACGCCGGCCTGGGCGGTGCGCCGAAGGTCGGCGCCCGCCTGCAGGTGAAGCTGTCCGAGCTGCGCCCGACGAACAAGGGCAACCCCGCCAAGCTCTTCGAGGCGCGCTACGCCCCGCCGGCCGCGGCCAGCGAGTTCGACGCGCCGGCCAGCTCGGCCGCCGCGGCCCAGCCCCCGGCGCCTGCGCCGCAGAACACCGGCGGAGCCAACCCGTGGGCGCCCTCGACCCCGCCGAGCCAGCCCTCGGGCGGCTTCTCGGGCGAGCCCCCGTTCTGATCGGCTGACTCCCGCGGGCGCCGGGCGGTTCACAACCCCCGGCGCCCGCCGGGCCACACACGTCCTGTCGGGCGGTTCCGGGGAGGGGAAGCCCCACTCCGCCCGGCAGGGCTCCACCCGCCACCACGGCCACCACGGAGACAATCGTGACCATGACCGACCAGACCCCCGCCATCGCGCCGCTGACCCACGAGTACGTGCTGGTCACCCCTGAGCTCGCCAGCCAGATGCTGGAGAACAACCCCTCCAACCGGCGCCTGCGTCCGCGTCAGGTGGCCGCGCTGGCCCGGGACATGGCCGCGGGCAACTGGACCGTGAGCAACGACGACGTCTGCATCGCCGCGGACGGCACGCTGCTCAACGGTCAGCACCGCCTCTCGGCGGTCACGCTGTCCAAGACGGCGGTGATGATGGGCGTGAAGCGCAACGTGCCCACCGAGGCCTTCCGCAACATGGACACCCCCATCATCCGCACCGCGGGGGACTACCTCACCGCACAGGGCTACGCGAACGCACGCAACGCCGCGGGCTGCGCGCGACTGCTGTTCCAGACCCGGCGCTTCATGACCAACCTCACGCGTGACCTGAACAACATCAACGTCACCGTGACCGAAGTCGAGCAGATGTTCATCGACGAGCCCGACTTCATGCACAGCGTGGACGTGGCCATGGAGACCAACCGCGTTCCTGGCGGCCTGAAGCTCCGCATCCCGCCCCTGGCCGTGGCTCACCGCCTCATCGCTGACGCGGGCAACGACATCGAGGTGGTGGACCGGTACTTCTCCCACCTGGCCACGCCGGTGGACGAGCCCGCGGGCTCGCCGATCCACGCCCTGCGTGCTCGGGTGCAGTCGATGCGCGAGACCAAGCAGACCCTGCCCGCAGCCAACCATCTCTACATGCTGCTCAAGAACTGGAACTTCTGGGCCAAGGGGGAGTCGGTGGCGCGCGTGTTCGCGGCGCCCAACGGCGACTTCTACCTGCCCCGGCCGGTCGTGGCGCCCGAGGGTCGCTGAGACCAGCGGTGCCCCGCTTTCCTCGCCAGGGGGAGGCGGGGCACACTGCTGTGCGTGCCCGCCGCGAAGCCCTGCGTCGACTGCCAGGTCCACCCCAAGCGGGCCGGACACCCCAAGTGGTGCGACGAGGACTGGCTGCGCCGCCAGCCCATCGCGGTGCGCAGCCAGGTCCGCGCACGCAGGCTCGCCGCGGCCCCCGAGGAGCTGCGGCGCTCTCGCGTGCCCGAGCGGGACTGGCCGGTGGGCCGGCGCTGGTGCTCGGGCTGCCAGAGCTTCGCGCGCCTGGTCGACTGCACCGGCTCGCGCTGCTCCACCTGCGCCTCCACCGCGGCCCACGCCAGCCGGATCAAGTCGACCTACGTCCTCGACGGGCGTCCCTTCACGGCCGAGGACTACGACGCCCTGGCTGCGCGCCAGGGCCACCGGTGCGCGATCTGTGGGCGACGCACCAAGAACCGCCTGACGATCGACCACGACCACGCCTCAGGCGAGGTGCGCGGCCTGGTGTGCGGCGGGGACTCCTCCTCGGGCGGCTGGACGTGCAACTGGTCGATCCTGGCCAGCTTCGACTCCCTGCCCGCCCCCCTGGCCGCGGCGCGCGCGCTGGTGGCCTACTACGAGCGCCCGCCCGCCCAGCGTCTGCTGCGCACGGCACGATGACTTGACAAGACTTTGATGAGTCGTTGACCATGGCCCGATGAGCGCGACCTCCACGGCGGTGCCGGGCATCACGTCCGAGCACCTCGCCGACATCCTGGCCGGCCCCAAGCCCGACGAGGCCACACGCCTGCCCATGCTGATGCACACGATGGTCTACGGCGCCCACGGCGAGCGCGACGCGGCCACCAAGACCCTCAGCGACTACGTCGAGCGCTCGGCCCGCCAGATCGCCGCTGCGCGCGCGGTGGCGACGAACCTGGGTGCGATGAGCGATGCCGAGAAGGCCGCCGTCATCGCCGACGAGATGACCCAGGTGGCCGAGGTGGTCTCGGGCTACCGGGCCACCCTGGTCAAGGGCGGCTTCACCCCCGCCGTGGCCGAGCAGATGAGCATGCACATGCACGCCATGATGATGCAGAAGGCCGCGGGGGCCACGCAGGCATGACCGCCCTCGCACTGCCGATCGCGGCGGTCGAGCACCTCATCACCGGCAACGACGTCACGGTGGAGTGGGTGAGCTCGGCGGACCCGATGCGCACGACGACCACCATGGGCAAGGTGGTGGCGATCTCCACCGAGACCGTCCACATCCAGCCCACCCTGAGTGCCCACCCCAAGATCATCAACCTCACCCGCGTCACCGGTGTGTGGGTCCACGGCCTGGGCGCCGCGGCCCTGCACCGCCAGGCCGCGGCCGCCGAGAAGCTCCACCACGCCGCGGACGCCATGGCGCGCGGGGACATCGCGGGGGCCGCGGCGATGCTGGCCACCGCCCTGCACTTCGCCCCCCACCTGCGCGAGGAGGCGCTGTGAGCACCGACCAGCACTGGCTGCTGGTGCCCGAGGACCCCGCCGCAGCGATGTCCCTGGAGCACCCCCACACCTGCCCGCGCGTGCCGCTGCGCATCCAGCACGGCACCTCCTGGGTCATGGGCTCCACCCCCGCCTGCACCGAGGCCCGCGTGGCCCGTGAGTACGGCCTGGAGACCTTCTTCCACCCGGCCGGGGCGCCGCCGAACGGCTACGAGTCTCCCGTGCGCGCCGAGCTGGCGCCGGGGGTGTACGCAGTGGGCCTGGAGGCCGACCCCGGGGACGCCTCGCTGTACCTGAACCGGCTCGTGGTCTGGTGAGCCCGTCCACGCGCATCGACCCGGCCGACTGGAACTTCTCCGGGCCCACCGACGCGGTGCCCTCGATGGTGGGCGGCCCGCCGGGCTCGGCTCCGCGCTACCCCCGCCACCTGGGCTACCGCCAGCCCTCGGTGGGCGGCTCGGGCTGCCTGGCGGCCGCGGTGGCCACCCTGGTGGGCCTGCGCGCGCCGCTGGTGGCCGCAGTCATGGGCGAGCGCCCTGACGTCGCGGCCGCCACGCGCGCGGTGGAGCTCTGGAGCGGGGAGCACACCCTGGCCTACTGGGAGCGCCCGCTGGAGTGGACCCCCCGCGCCGGCAAGCTGATCCTGGTCTACCGCGCCGGGTCGGGCGCCGGGCGCCACCGCGACGAGGGCCCGGCGCGCGACCCGGAGTCGGGCCGCTTCATGAGCCAGCCCGTCCACGCCGCGGTCGTCCACGGCGACGACGCCAGCCTCTACTGCGACCCCCACGCCGAGACCTGGACCGAGCCCGAGCCCGAGAACGTCATCGGCTACCTGCAGGTCGTCTCGGCCATCACCCTCCCCTCCTACCTGGAGCGCACCACAGCATGAGCACGCACACCGCCGTCGGCACCACTCGTCGCCTGCAGGGCCTGGCCGTGATGGGCTGGGACCTGGGGGCCGTGGCCGCGCGCACGGGGCTGACCGAGGCCGACCTGGGCGCCGCGCGCGCTGGCGAGCTGGCGATGGGCCCCTCGGCCGACGCCGTCATCGCTCGGGCCTACCGCACCCTGGTGGCGCTGCCGGGCCCGGACGGCGCCCTGCGCGCCTGGGCGCGCGAGCAGGCCTGGCACTCCCCGCTGGCCTGGGAGGCCCCCGATGACGAGGCGGCACTGCCCGAGCGCCCCACGGCGCCGCGCGGGGACCAGGAGGTGGACCAGTTCGCCATCGACCGGGCCCTGGCGCTGCGTGACGGGCGTGACCTGAACCGCGCCGAGCGCCTGGCCGCGGCCATCCTGCTGGGGATGCCGAACAGCCCCAACTCGGTGATCTCCACCAAGCTGGGGCTGTCGACGACGGTCGCGAAGTCGCTGCGAGCGACGCTGGAGGCTATGCCGCAGGCCGCTCCGGCAGCGTGAAGCCCAGCTCCTGCAGCTTGGCCGCGAGGCTGTCCGCGCTCCTGAACGAGGCGTCGGTGAGGTTGAGCGCCTGAGCCATCCGCGTGCGCTCGGCCGCCTTGGGGTCGGTCGGCCACGGCTCGTGGCCCATCAGCACCCGGTAGAGCATCAGCGCGTTCGCGGCGTGCTGGAGCACCCAGTTCGGGTTCTCCCCCCGGCGCGCGCGGCAGGCCGAGACCCCCTCGCCCACCTCGACCGCGTCCACCCCGGCCCAGCGCACCTCCTCAGCGTCCTCGACCAGGAAGTCGCGCACGTCGGGGTGCAGGTCGAGGTAGTTGCCCTTCTCGTAGGCCTCGGTGAGCGCCGCCAGCACTGCGGCGCGCCAGCGCTGGGCCGGAGTGGAGATGTCGTCCGCCCACCAGGCCTTCCTGGCGGCCGCCGTGGCGGCGTCCACGAACTCATCGGACCAGACCTGACCCATCAGGCGAACACCCCCGAGCGGGTCTGGATGGCGTCCGCCGTCGAGCGCATCAGCATGAGTACCGCCGCCTGGCTGGTCTTGGGCTCGTCGTTCCAGTTGGGGAAGTGACCCAGGTGGGGCGTGGTCGGGGTGTCCCGGGCCCCCACGGCCAGCGACAGCGCCTCCTCAGCCAGGTAGGCCGCACCGTGAGCGCGCTCGCCGGTGCCCTTCACGACCTCGATGGCGCCCCAGCCGCAGCAGGGCTGCGCGGAGCGCGGCGTCCCCTGCGAGATCGGGAACAGGCCGCCCTTGTGCAGCCCCACGCGCTCCAGGTGGTCGGCGGCCTCGGTGAGCACCCGCGCGACCTCCTCGCGGCTGGCGCCCTCCTGGGCCAGGGTGTGCTTCCACAGCGACGGCGACATGCTCACGACTGCTCCTTCATCCAGGCCTCGCGACGCACGCGCATGCGCCGCTGGATGGCCGCACTGATCCGGTCATGGGTACTCATCCACGGCCGCCCCAGCGCTGCGCTGGCGACGGTGGCGTAGATGCGGCTGGCCTGGGCCCTGTAGGCCGTGGACATGCCGTTGATGTCGACCTCGCCACTGCCCAGGCGCGCGCGGGTGCGCAGCTCCCACATGGCGTCGGCCGCGGCGTCAGCCGCGCGGTCCCCGGGCGGGGTGCCGCGGCGGTTGACGTAGACCCCGAGCTGCTCGATCGCGCGAGCCTCCAGGTCGGTCTCGGTGTAGTTGCTCAGCTCGGCCATCAGCCGCGCCTCCTTCTCGTCGGCTTGAGGATGTGCCAGCCGTTCTCGGCCACGGCCACGGCCAGCATGACGAGGACGGCCAGGGCCATGATGATCAGAAAGAGCCCGGCGCTGACCCACAGCGGCGCGGTCACCCACCACCAGGACCAGTCGATGAACCCGGTCAGCTTGAGGACCAGGAAGACCAGGAACAGCACCGCCCCCAGGCCCAGGCCGCTGGTGCGGCTCGCCTCGCCCATCAGATGTTCTCCCAGACCTGCTTGGCGACCCCGATCAGGATCGCCAGGACGATGACGCCGACGACGAAGGCCAGCACCTGCAGCCAGGTGTCGGTGACGAAGCGCGCGGGGTGGTCCTCCGACCGGCGGCTCTGGATGGTCCAGAGCCGCCAGCCAGCGATCCCCACCAGCGCGAGCACCAGTGCGGGACCGAGGACCCTCACCGCACGCACCCACCCGTGGTGCCGGACAGCCACGTGCCGCCGGCGGCGATGCACTCGCTCGCGAGCTTCTGAGTGATCTCACCGTTGGCCTCGCTGGTGGTGAAGAACACTCCGATGATCACCAGCACCACGATCAGGATCGCCGCGATGCCGACGAGGTTCTGGATGAAGTCGTTGTCGTAGCGGCTCATCAGCCCTCCTCGCCCTCGTGCAGCCACTTGGCCAGGGCCAGCACGTCGCGGGTCTCCGCAATGCCGCCGAGCAGGTCAGTGGCCCGCTCCCAGGAGCGCTCGCGCCCCGTGACTTCCGGGGTCGGCGGCTCGACGTCGGCCGGCTTCGGGTGGACGATCCCGATCGTGTCACCCGGGCGCAGCGTGTGCTTGCGCAGGGCGCCGTCGGGGCTGAGGATCTCGACCTCGACATAGGTGAGGCTGGCGCCGATCAGGCGCACCTTGGTCTCATTCGTGCTCACGGGCTTCTCCTCGATGTAGGGCTCCAGCTGGCTGGGGCGGATGTAGAACCGGCGCCCCAGGTTGTCCTTGCACAGCCACCAGTGCGCGGTGATGTCAGCCCCCTCGGGAGCCGTGGAGCCGTTGACGATGGTCAGCACGTCGCCCACCATCAGCGACAACTGAACGCCGCGGTCGTCGGTCAGCCGCACCCGGTCGTCGGTGCGGAAGATGTGCCAGGGGCTGACCATCAGGACGGGGCGCCCGGGTTGACGTTCAGCGCGGTGCCCTGCGGGACGGGGATCACGGTGACCTTGCCGTCCTTGATCGCCTGGTAGGTGTTGTAGCCGTCAGGGCCCAGCACCTCCACGAGCTGGCGGATGGAGTCCAGCTCGGACTGCACCTGCACGTTGCGCTGCTGCTGGGCCGTGTTCTGCTCGATGGCCACCTGGGTCTGCTGCAGCGCGTTCGCGAGCTCGTCGGGCAGCGTGGGCGTCGACAGCGACACGGCGAAGCCCGTGAAGTAGTCCCCGCCGGCGAGCTGGTTCACGTAGCCGGGCAGGAGCTCGTTGACCCGGCCCTCGATGTCCTTGCGGACCTTGGCGTCGGCGTAGATGGTCTTCCAGTCCACGCCCTGGGCGGCCTCGGTCAGGCTGCGCTGCAGCGGGCCGCGCAGGTAGGTCTCCATGAAGCCGGACCAGTTCTGCAGACCGTCCTTGCCGGCGCCGTACTTGCGCCCGATGTTCTCGTGGAAGGCGCGCAGCACGTCGCAGTCGGTGTTCAGCTCGAAGGTCAGCGTGCCGACCTGGGCGAGCTGGACCTGGGTGTTGGCGCCCTGCTCCCCCGAGCCCGCGGCGATGAGCGCGAGCGCCCCGCCGTCCTGCTTCTCGCCGGTGCCGAAGTCGTAGGTGCGCTGGCCGGCGGGGTACTTGTAGTGGTCGTCCCCAGGCCCGTCCCAGGAGCGCTGGCCGGGGTCGATGCAGTGGTCGAAGCTGACGTTGGAGATCACGCCGTTCTCGTACTGCAGGCCCACCTCATCCACGTCGGTGCTCATCTGGCTGCAGCCCGCCAGGGCCAGCACGGCCAGGGGCGCCAGGAGGGTCATCTTCTTCACGGGGCACTCGTCCTCTCGATGGTGATCTTGAACTTGGTCTGGTGCTGGTCGCCCAGCCCGGTCAGCGTCATGTCGACGTTGGCGACGTTGGCCCCACGGGTGCGCATCACGGCGCTGGCGAAGACGCACAGCTCGTCGTCGTACTCCCCGTCCGCCGAGGCCACGAAGTGCTCCGCAGCCTCGGCAGCCGTGATGGGGATGGTCACGCCTCAGTCGGAGAGAGCTCGTCGGCGGCCGCCCGCAGGGTGGCGACCACCTGCTCCTTGGTGCGCCGGTGGGCGTCGTTGTACCGAGCGAAGCCCAGCTGGTTGAGGTTGTGGCTGACCACGAACCTCTCCAGCACCCGCTGAGCCTCGGCATAGGCCTCGGCGGCGGCGTTCTGCTCGGCCTCGGAGCGCTTGTCCGGAGCCGAGGGGCCGACGTAGAGCTTGGTGACCACGGCCACCGCGCCCAGACCGCAGCAGGGCAGCTTCTCCACCGGAACGTCCAGGTCGTCGTACTCGATCGGGAACATCTGGCCCTGGATCCAGCCCACCTGCTCGATGTGGTCAGCCGCCTCGCGCAGCACCTGCTCGGTGTTCACGATCCGAGCCTGTTCGCGGCCGCGCGCATCGCGGCGGCGACGTCGGCCGCCGTGGTGTCTGCGCTGTCGGACCACCGCGGCACGGTGAAGTTGCCCCCCGACTTCTCGTCCACCACCGCGGCCAGGGCATCAACGGCCGCGGTGTCGAGAGCGGCCGTCGCGTCAGCCTCCTGGCCACCCTCGAACGTGACGGTGGCGTAGATGCTCATCCAGCCGCTCGGGTTGTGCGGGTCCTCGATGAAGTAGCCGGAGCTGACCGCGATGGCCCCCAGTGCGCAGCAGGAACGTGCGGCCAGGGGCTTGCTGCCGCCCCTCTCGAAGAAGCTCCCCTTGTACAGACCCACGGTCTCGATGTGGTCGGCGGCCTCGGTGAGAACCTGTGCCGGCGTCTTGGTCTCGCTCATGCTGCAGCCTCCTCGGCCTTGAGGCGGTCGGCGGTGGCGCGCATCCGCCGCAGCACCACCTCCTGGGTGATCTGGGGGTCGTCGTTCCAGGCCACGATGCGGTCGTGGGCGTAGCGCTCGCCGTAGCCCAGGTCGCGCGCAACCGCGGCGAGGGCGTCACGCGAGGCGGACTCGCCCACGAAGAGGCTGACCCGGGGCGTCACGACGCGGATGGCGCCGACGACGCAGCAGGGGCGCTGGCTGTCGGGAGCCTCCACCCCCGAGCGGTAGTAGTGCCCGTCCTGGTTCAGCCCCACGGTCTCGATGTGGTCGGCCGCGGCGCGCAGCACCTGCTCGGCGTTCACGCGTTCACCGGCTCGGTCAGGGCGGCCACGGCGGCCTCGATGGCCATGACGGCGTCGACCTCGGTGGTGTCCTCGCTGGGGACGTCGGCCGGGTCGGGGCCCTCCAGGCCCAGCAGCGCCTCGGGGACCTGCGTCAGGGCCGCGAGGGCCTTGATCTCCTTGCCCACCATCGCCAGGGCCTCGCCCATCGACTTCATGGCCTCGGTGGCCGCCTCGCTCGTCGGCGTCCAGGTCGCCTGGCTCTTGAGGATGCTCACCTCGGCCTCGGTCAGGATCGAGTGGCGCTTGGGGCGCTGGCCCATGCGCTTGTGGGTGGCCCGCTGGCGCAGCCCGGCCATGCCCCAGCGCTCCACGGCCTCAGCCGCGCCCTGGAAGGCCCCGACGACGGTCTCGACCGTGACGGCCCCGTGGTCGTTCCATACCGGCACCGCCTGGTCGGTGTTGAGCTCGACCTCCAGGTAGTAGCGCAGCGCGAGCGCGGCCTCGCTGTAGATGTGGCGGGGGTCGTCCTCGGGCAGGTGTCCCCAGCCGTGCACGCCCGCGCCCTCGGCACCGAGGAGCAGGTCCTGCACGCCCGCGGCGATGCCGATGGCGCCCAGCGCACATGCCGGGGCGTGCTCGTAGTCCAGGTACTGCTCGACCTTGACGGTCTGCTCAGCGGCGCCGGGGCCATAGAGGTCGATGGGGCCGGGCACCACGCGCTGCTTGACGGCGGGGCGGTAGAAGGCCCCGCGGGTCCAGCCGTGGGTCTGGATGTGCTCGGCCGCGCCGCGCAGCACGCCCGGGATGGTCAGAGTCGACATGCGCACTCCTTGGTGGTGGTCGCCTCCGGCGAACCCGGCGGCGTGAGTGGAACTCTCGCGCACTGGACAAGGGCTTGTCAACCCCGAAAGCCAGCCCGTCGCAGTCGGCTGAGCTCGTTCTTGCGGCTGCGCCAGTCGCTCGGCGTGGCCGACAGGATCGCCACGATCTCGCCCGCGGCGTTGCGCACCTTGTAGTGCCCGTTCCCCGCGCGCTGCACGGTGAAGCCCTGTGCCTCGATGGCCTTGAGTAGGTGTCGCGTCTCTTTGTGCATGTTCGCAGCATACATGGGGGGGCACAGGGGGCACAGCCCGGCCCAGAACTTTCTGTGCCCCCCAGCGAAATGGCATCGTCGCAGGTCAGAGCGTTTTGGGGGGCACGGGGGCAGGGGCGTACACCCTCTGTCGCGCGCGTATGCAGGGGAAAGGGTGTAAAGCCATGCCCCCTTGACCCTCTGCTGCATGATGACTTATCATCAAGCCATGGATGAGACGACGAGGGCGTGGGTCCGCGCAGCCCTGGAGCGCAACGTGGCGCCGCCCAACCAGATGGGCTGCGCGCGCTGGCTGCGCGGAGTGGACGACCTGGGCTTCGGCCTGATGTGGGTGCCCGACCCTGAGCGGGTCTGGGTCTCTCGTCGGGCTCACCGCATGGTCTACGAGCTGGAGCACGGGCCCACGCGTCGCCTGGTGCGCCAGACCTGCGGGGACCGGCGCTGCACCACGCTGGAGCACCTGACGCCCGCCACCGTGGCGGGCCGGCCCACCGGGCGCCACATCGACCAGGAGGTGGTCGTCGCCATCCGGGAGGGCCACCACCGGGGAGAGACCCAGCGCGCCCTGGGGATCAAGTGGGGCGTGTCTCCCTCTCATGTCAGCCGCATCGTGAACGGGCTGGTCCGGTGAGTTCGGGCCCCGAAGCCGAGGGTGTTCGTGTGTTGCGCGGCATCCTCATCGGCATGGCGCTGGGCGTGGGCTGCTGGTGCGTGGCTGGCGCGTGGCTGGTGCTGGGACTCCTGGCCGTGGCCGCGTGGCGCTGATGGACTGGCGCGAGGAGTGCGCCGGGCCCTTCGAGATCTCTGGCGCCGAGATCGAGGCGGGGGAGCTGGCGGGGCGGGCCCTGCCGGCCTCGCTGCGCACCACCTACCGCCGCGGCGCCAAGCACGGCTGGGAGTGCCGGGTGGTGTCCTGGCGACGCCCGGCCCTGCGCCCCGACGGCAGCATCAAGCCCCGCACGCGTGATGAGCCTCGGTTCGACCCCGACTCCGGCAAGCCCCTGCTGACCGAGCGGGGCGTCCAGCGGGTGAGCAAGGTCGAGATCGAGGGCAGCGCGCTGATGCAGGACACGCTGCTGCTGCAGGCCACCACCGCCTGGGAGGGCCACGTCCAGCGCCTGGCCGTGGTGTGGACCGACGGCAAGTTCGACGCGGCCTGGCACCGCTGGCCCCACCTGGGGCCGCTGTCCAGTCCCGAGGTGAAGACGTTCATGGAGTCGGGCGGCATCCCGCCGCACCGTCAGCAGGGTGTGCCCACCACCGTGTGGGCCGAGCGCGCGGCCAAGGCCGCGGCGAAGGAGGAGGACGAGGATGGCGAGTGAGACCCCGACGATCAAGCTGGTGGCACCGACCCTGCCGCCTGGCCACTACTACGAGGTCGAGGAGGCCAAGAGCGGCTGGGTCAAGGTCGCCGTCATGGAGGCCAACACCGAGCGGGGCACCGCGGGACTGCGCCCTCCCAGGCGGGTCATGGGCCGGGAGGCCAGCGCCCAGAGCACCCTGGCCTGGGGCACCCTGACGCCGCGCGAGCGTGTCGAGCTGGTGATGCAGCAGGTGGGTCACGAGTTCCTCGACCGCTGGAGGGCCGACCAGGAGAGCGCGGAGATGAAGACCTACATCGGTCGCTACGACGGCTCGGGGACCAAGCTGTGAGCCGGGCCGAGCCCACCACGCAGTACGAGGCCCTGCGGGCGCTGGGGGCGCCCAAGCTGCCCGAGGGCTACGCCTACGCCACGGACCGGACCGACTACTACGGCAGCCGCGTCGTGGCCCTGGTGCGCCTGCCCGACGCCAGCGCTCGTCGCCCGCGCGAGCACGTCGAGAACTCCTTCGTGGTCGACGGCATCTGGCGCATCCTGTGCCTGGGCGAGCAGCGCGCCATCATCCTGGGCTGCCACGTCATGCGGGCCCTGCTGGCTCACGACCTGCGGGCTCAGGCTCGCCATGAGCGTCGCCAGGCGCGGCTCAAGGTCGACGGGCCGCTGCGGTGAGCGGGGTGGTCTACGACGGGCTGCTGAGCAACGGCGCCCCCGCGCTGCCGGATGAGCACTACTACGAGGTGCGCTGGCGCCACACCCTGGGGATGACCTACGTCAAGGCGCGGGTCAAGCGGCGGGTGTGGCTGCCCTGGCTGCCGGGGTATGCCTGGAGCCGTCAGGTCACGCCCTGGTACGAGGCCTACGTGCGTGACGAGGACGCGCGCAGCGCGATCAGCGCCTACGCCTACGTGTGCGCCCGCACCGTGCAGGAGGGTGAGCTCCTGAGCGCCAAGAGCAAGCGCGAGCGCCACCTGGCCGAGTTCGCGGGCAAGCATGGCCCCCTGCGGGGCCAGGGTGCCTAGGGCGCGGCGGTTGTGTCGCTACTCCAACCGCGACGGCATCGGGGCCCACGCCGCGGACCCGGGCCGGACCGACTGTGCCGAGCACCGCCAGGCCGAGGCCGCGGCGCGAGGCGGCACCACGGCGCGCGGCTACGGCGCGGCCCACCAGAACTCCCGGGCTGCCTGGGCCCCCCAGGTGGCCACCGGCACGGTGACCTGCTGGCGGTGCCAGACGCTGATCAAGGCAGGCCGGCCCTGGGTGCTGGGCCATCGGGACGACCGCAGCCTGCCGAGCCATCCTGAGCATTTACATTGTAATCAGCGCGCCGCGGGGCTGTCCCGGCACGGGATCGGAGAGGGAGCCTGATGGGCTGGCAGCAGAAGATCACTGAGCCGGAGCCGCCGCACCCCTGCAAGGTGCCCAGCGACACGGTGCTGGAGCGCGAGCGGGTGCTGGCGGGCTCGACGTGGAAGTGCGAGGAGTGCCAGGCGCTGTGGCGCTTCCAGGGCTGGGGCCACGGTTTCGGCGCCGAGCAGGGTGAGTCCTGGTCGAAGTGGGAGCGGCTGGCCCAGCCGCGGCCCCAGCCGGTCTTCGGCGGCTTCCAGGGTCGACCGGCCGCGGTGCGCGACGACCCGAGCACCCAGCCGGGCGGAGGTGCCGTCCAGCAGCAGTGGGAGCGCTGAGACACAGAAGGGCCCCGCCAGGATCGCCTGGCGGGGCCTCTCGCTGTCTCAGGCGGCCTGGGTGGTCCCCGAGGCCCGGGAGCGCTTGTCGGCCGCCACAGCGGCCGTACAGGGCCTGCAGCGGCATCCGTAGTCCCGATAGCCCGTGGCCGAGCCGTGGACGTGGTCGGGCGTGGGGGCCGCGCGCAGCCGAGCGCGGCGCTGGGCGGGGTAGCAGCCGGTGCAGCGACAGACCGGGGTCCGGTAGTGGCGCCGACCCAGCACCGGCGGCAGGCCGGGGCCCGCTCCGTCGCGACGCGCGGCGTGGGTGTCGGTGGCCTGGCCGCGCAGGGTGCGGCAGCGGTCCAGCGGCAGGGCCAGGCAGACCGGGCAGGGGTTGGCCAGGCTCACGCGCTCAGCGCCTCCGGCGGCAGGGTCTGGTTGGCCGGGCGGACTGCGCCGGGCAGCAGCGGGGCCATCGGGCGCACCCCGCCGGGGCGGGTGTCGGCCTTGAGGTCGCGGCGCCGGTTCCAGGCCCGCACGCGGGCCCGCTCGTTGTCGCACACCATGCACTTCCAGGCACTCAGGGTGGTGCCGTCCGCGCGCAGGCCGTGCTGAGCTCGGGCGTGGGTCACGTCCCCGTGCAGCGGGCAGGGACGGGTCTCCTTGATGCGGGTGGAGCGGGGCATGTCGTCCTCCGGGATGGGATGGCCCCGGCCCGCCGCAGCGAGCCGGGGCCGGTGGATGGGTGGTCAGTCCAGACTGACGGTCTCCCAGGGCTGGGCGCCCTGCTCGGCAGCGTCACGCTCCTTGGCCAGGCGGACAGCCTCGGCCCACGGCTTGCCGCAATCCTGGTACTCCTGAGCGCGGCGCAGCAGGTCGTGGGCTCGATCGTCCAGGCTGAGCAGGTCCCCGCCGGCCAGGCCGCCGACGGTGCAGCCCTCGTTGTAGGTGCCGACGTCGTCGATCGTCAGGCCGTTGTCGGCCAGCACCTGCCCGACGATGCAGCAGGGCTCGCCGGGGGCGTAGCGGGCGGCGATGCCCTTGCGGGCGTTGGTGTCGTTGGTGGCGCCAGCGGTGTAGGTGTCGAAGAAGTACAGGCAGGTGCCGCCCATGTCTTCCAGGTTGCGCTCGGGCTGCTTGGCGGCGGCGGACTCCAGCGCGGTCAGGGCCTGCTCGAAGGTCAGGGACAGGGTCACGGTGATCAGCTCTCTCTCGTGGTGGTGGTGGGTCAGGAGTTGGACAGGTCGACGTACTTCTCGGCGGACTCCAGCAGGGCCGCCAGCGTGGTGGTCGACAGAACGACCTCCCGGTCGCCGTGAGTGCCTTCGACCAGCGTGCGGCTGCTCTCCAGCACGGCCTGGGTGCGCTCGTTCAGAGCGGCGATGACGCCGGCGCGAGCGCGAGCGGCCTCGATCTCGATTCGCTGGACACGCTGGGCCCGCTCACGCTGAGCGATGCGAGCGGCCACCCCCTCGGCCCAGGGGCCGCGCAGGGTGGCCAGGCGCACCACCTCGACGGTGGTGCTCTCCTCGCCCTGGTCGAGGGTGTCGAAGCTGTACTTGGGCCCGGTCAGCCGGCACAGCACGCCACGGTCTGCGGAGGAGTCGTGGGACTCGGGCAGGCGTGCGGGGGCCTGCACGGTGGTGCCGTCCTCCAGTGTGATGACCACAGGCTCGGCGTCGCGGGTGATCCACGAGGAGCGCAGGCGCACGAACGGGCGCGAGTCCAGCACGGTGGCACGGGCGGGGTAGTCGTTGGTGCTGCGCTGGTAGGCGTAGACCTCGCCGACCTTGATCTCGGAACGCTTCACAGTGATCTCCTCAGTGGTGGTGGTGGTGGGTAGAGCGTAGGCGGCGCGGGGTGGAGCGTCTAGTCGCGCAGGTGGTCGGGGTCGGGCTCGGTGGGCTCAGGGGCGTCGGGGCACCAGCCGTCGTTGTGGACGTAGTCGGGGCAGCCGCAGAGCAGGCAGTTGCCGTGACCGTCGTCGGTGAAGACGTAGTCGCTCACCAGCGGTACTCCTTCGGCAGGCTTCGGCGCAGCACGTGGCGCCGACGTCGGTAGGTGATCTCGCACGCGGCAGCCACCAGGACGGTTCCGCCGATCGTGACCATGGCCAGGGCGGCCAGGAACAGGCTCACAGTGATCAGCTCCAGGTCAGTAGCGGTCGGTGGCGGTGGAGATGGGCAGGGCCAGCCCCTGGGCCGTGGCCCACTGGCGGGCGGTGTACGAGCGCTCGGGGGTGCCGTCGGCGGCGTAGGTCACGACGTAGTGGAAGGCGACGCCGGGGAAGCGAGCGTCGTAGCGCACCTCGGGGCACGAGCGGTTGCCGTCCACGCGGCAGTCGAAGCGCGGATCGTCCTCCTCGACGACGGGCGCCGGCGCCGCGGGCAGCACCTCGGGGGCCACGACCTGCAGGCGCACGGCCGGCTGCACGACGTCGGTGCGCAGGGCGGCGGTGGCCGCCTGCTGGGGGGTGGCCAGGGCCAGCACGGTCAGCAGGCCGGCGAGCAGGATCGGCAGCGTGGACAGCAGCGCGCGAGCGTGGCGCGGGGTGGGGCGACGGGTGGCGCGGTGACGAGCCGAGACGAGCCGCCCTGCGGATCGGCTCGTCGCGCGGTGACGAGCCGGGCGGGTGCGGCGGGTCAGGACGCGCAACGTGGCGGTGAGGGTGGGGGTGGCGGCGTGAGCAGACATCAGGGGCCTCCGAGCGGTGGTGGTGGGCTTGTGGGTAGAACGTTACGGGGTAGAACGTGGCGGTGCAAGCATCGGCCCTGTGACCTACGTCACAGGGCCGATAGCTGCGCGTCTGATCAGATCGGCTGGCCCGCCAGAACGCGCGCCAACTCCTCCTCACTGACGACCCGGTCCTGGTCGAGCACCGGCTGGAAGTTGCCGCGGCGCGTGCGGACGACGTGATCCCAGCGGTTGCCGCGCATGTTCGACAGGAGGATCTCGTGGTCTCCGGGGAGCGCCTTCACGTCGGCGGCGTCGAGCATCTCGCCGATGTAGATGTAGCGCCGACCAGCAGGGGCGCCGTCCGGCAGCCACTTCTCGTTGCCCTCGTCGTCCGTCCAGCGGACCCAGGTGCGCGCCTGGAGGCGCACCCCGAACCAGCGGCCGTCGTCGGGCATCTTCGGCAGGACGGCCTGTGGCGTGCCGCGTTCGACCTGCACCGAGGCGCCCTCCTCGCTCATGAACGACCCCGGGTAGAGGGGCGTGGCGTGGATGCGGTTCTCCTTCATGGCCTTGCTCTCCTTCTGTCAGTAGTCCTGGGGATGGTCAGGTCAGGTACTGCAGGTCGATGCCGAGCATGTCGGCGAACGTGTCCACAGCGGCGGTGTTGCCGACGTCGATGCCCTCCTGCAGGCGGTCGACGGTGGCGCGGGTGGTGGCGTCCTCCAGGGCGAACCAGGGCGCGACGGCGTCGCGGACCTCGGTGGAGTCGACGGTGGCCGAGCCGGAGCCGTCGCGGGCGGTGACGCTGATCAGTGCCATGGGGTTAGTCCTCCAGGGTTGCGTTGGGGTTGCGCCGGCGCAGCCCGCCGAGGCGGTACTGACCGGCGCGGTGGGCGTCGAAGGTGTCCAGGGTGTCCCACTGGGTGCGGAACGGGCGCTCGGGGTGGGCCTGGTTGTAGGCCTTGACCAGCGCCAGGGGCAGCGTGCCACGGTCGGGCACATCCACCGGGGAGACCCGCCGCGCCCAGGCGCGCACCTCGGCGGCGCTGGCCCGGTCGGGCTTGACCTCGACGGGCTGGCGCGAGGTCTGGGTGTGGCCGGCCCAGCGGCCGGGGCCACCCTTGAGTCGTGGGACGGGTGTGGCGTAGGGCCGGCCGGGGTGGGCCCGGTTGTAGGCCTCGACGTAGACGTCGGCCAGGCGGCCGCGCGAGGTGACGGCGTCGGGCTCGATGTCGCGCAGCCAGGCGCGGACCTCAGCCATGGTGGCGTACTCGCTCATGGTCAGTAGCCGAACTGCAGCACGCGAATGGTCTCGGACTCCTCGGTGGTGGACATGACCGAGGCGATGAGCGCGATGGCCCAGGCGAACCGGCGGTAGGGGTCGGTGCGCTGGTCGGCCTTGAGCGCGTCCAGCAGTGCGCGGGCGGGGACGGCGGTGAGCCGGGCGCCGTACTTGTCCTCGGTCAGTACCTGCTGCGAGGCGCCCTCGGGGTCGAACATGGTCATGTCGCTGGGCACCTCGGTGCTGGTCTGGTAGAAGCGCTCGCCGGCGGCGCGGGCCTGGGCCAGCAGTGCACCGGTGGCGGTCTCGCGGCCGGCGTTGGCCAGGTCGATGGTGGCCAGTGTGCGGCAGTCGACCAGCGGGCCGTCCTGCATGTACTCGGGGTACTCGCGGACGATGAACAGACGGGTGTCGTAGGACATCGTGATCAGCTCCAGGTGGTGGGTGGTGGTGCTTGATGGGTAGAACGTTACGGGGTGGTGCGGGGCGGGTCAAGCCCCAGCTCTGTGACCTGCGTCACACCCGCCGGGGGCCGTGCTGGCCCCCGGCGGGCGGCGCTCACATGATGGCGTGGAGGATGGCGGCCGCCATGAGCGGCGGTACGGCGTTGCCCACCTGCTGCTGCTGGGACGTCTTGCTGCCCTGCCAGGGGTAGTCGCGGTCGAAGGACTGCAGCACGCCAGCCTCGGCCTGGGTCACGCGGACCGAGCCGGGGGTCTTCTGGCGCGGGGGGTCGCCAGCCTTGCGGTAGCCGGGCGCCGCGATGACGTCGCCCGCGAACGTGCCGACCACGGTCGGGGAGGTGTCGCCCTCGACGGCAGCCACGGGCTGCCAGCGCGTGCCGGTGGCGAGCGTGTCGCGCGGGTCGATGTCGCCCGACTCCTGCCAGGTCACCGCGTTGCCGCGACCACCGAAATGGATCGTAGGGGCAGGAGTGGACTCGTGACGCACGGCCGTGTTGGCCTGGTTGCCGTTGTAGAACCACTGCCCGCGCGTGACCTTGCTGGTGACGGCAGCAGCGGGCTGCTCGGCGGTGCGCACGCCACGGGCGGCGGGGTCGCCGCCGGTGCCGTAGTTGGACCGGATGGCCTCGCCGTGGTGGGCGTCGAGCGCGTCGGCCATGGAGACCCACGAGGGCACGCCCTCGTCGCGGCGCTGGGGGTCGCGGGGGTAGTAGGCGCTGTGGGTGGGCTCAGGCAGGGACACCTCGCGCACCCGGGAGGCCACCAGCACGGCGCGGCGGCGAGTCTGCGGCACGCCGTACTGCTCGGACTTGAGCACGCCCGTGGCCACGCTGTAGCCCCACTCGCGCAGGTGCTCGGCGTAGGCCTCCCACACGGGCAGGACGGCGGGCACCTGCTCCAGCGCGACCCACTGGGGGCGCTGGTCGCGGATGACGGTCAGCGGGTGCAGGACCAGGACCGACCGGTCGTCGAGCGTGGCATCGGCCACGATCTCCACGGCCTGCTCGGGGCTGTAGCCGCAGCCGACCAGGTCGACAGCGTCGAGCAGGTGGCCCAGCGCAGCGCGACCGGCGCCCTTGCCAGCGGCCGTGAACGTCTGGCACGGCGGACTAGAGATGTAACCGACGTGGGCAATCAGATTGACCAGGCGCACGTCCCCGCGGATGCGCTGGTGACCAGCGGCCACGGCCGTGGCGCACGCGTTGGCGTCCCACTCCACGCCCATGACACGGGCGGGGTCGACGCCGAGCAGGCGCAGCCCCTCGTCCCAGCCGCCGGGGCCGGCGAAGTCGTCGCGGATGTCGATGATCGTGGGGGTGGACATGGTCGGTGCCTCCGTGGTGGGTGGTGCCGGGCTGATGGGTAGAACGTTACGGGGTGGCGGGGGGCCGGTCAACCCCTGGCAGCGTGACGTGCGTCACACCGGATGAGCCGGCCCCCCCAGCTGATGATCTAGAAGCACGCCGAGCAGGTGCAGTGGCGGCGCTTGCCGGACTGGCAGCGGGGGGAGGGGTCGTGCGGGGGCAGCACCCCGTCGCGGCAGGACTGGCAGGGCTCGGACTCGCGCAGCAGCGCAGCCAGGCGCTCGACGTGGTTGCGCTGGTCGTCGGCGCGGGAGCGCAGCGTGGTGGCCAGGGCCACGGAGGATGCGTCGCGCATCTTGCGCAGGATGGTGCCGAGGTAGGCGCGCTCGCCCGCCAGGAGATCGGTGAGCCCGTCGCGGTCCAGCACCAGCAGCGTGGTGTCGTCGCTACCCACGTGCAGCACGACCGGCACACCGTCCAGCGTGGTGCCGTGGTGGGTGCCGACGGGGAGCATGCGGCCGGGGGTGGCGCGGGCAGTGCTGGCCAGCCCGTCGTGCAGCGGCATGCCGAACGTGTCGGCCGGGTCGGTGATCGTGACGTGCTGGTCGGACAGGACGTGACCCAGGCGGGTGATGGTCTCGGACATGATCATGGCCTCCGTGGTGGTGGGTGGGTGGTGGGCGTGCCTGGCCCCGGTGCCGGTCCGGGTGCGCCCCACGGCGCCAGGCCAGTAGGTCAGTGCTGCTCGCGCCAACGGTGCAGGGAGAGGGCGGACTGAGCCGACCCGATGTCACCACCCACCTCGCCGACGACGTGAGCCAGGCAGACCGGGCACAGCGTGTGCCAGGTGTTGTCACCAGCGTGGCTGATGCTGCCGACGCGAGCGACGATGATGGGGGTAGCGGGGGTGGCGGTGGGGGTGAGGGTCTTGGACATGATCATGGCCTCCGTGGTGGTGGGTGGTGGTGCCTGATGGGTAGAACGTTACGGGGTGGTGCGGGGCGGGTCAACTCCTGGCGGCGTGACGTGCATCACACCCGGATGGGCCGGCCCCAGAGCTCTGGACCTTGGTCCCCGGGCCCGCGCGCGCGGGCCCGGGGTGGTGCCTCACGCGGACAGCGCGTGCCCGTCGAACGCACCGGGGGCCCAGTAGTTGCGGCGCCACGCGATCCACGTCACGGCCTGCACCTCGCTGGCGGCCACGGGGCGACCCATCTCACGCGAGAGGATGCGCGCGGCCCGTCGGTAGCCATCGGCCGCCCACGCGTAGCGGGTGCCGGTGATGCCCGGTCGCACAGGCAGGCTCTCGTCGCCGGAGATGGCGTCGTCGCGGTGGCGCGTGTTGGTCACGATGTCCCACGCGTGGCGGTCGATGCACACGGCGTCGAGGTCGGTGCCGCCCGAGACGATGCACGCCCAGAAGTTGGTGATCTTGGGGGAGTTGAGCGTAGTCGGGATGTCGGCACCCGAGAGGATGGCGGCCGCCTTGCGCAGCCCGGTCCCGAGGTAGCCCGCCGTGGTGGTGATGCCCTCGGCGTGGTCGGCCAGGATGCGCCCGGCGAGGTTGACGTTCGCGCCCCAGGAGTTGAGCGGGCTGGTGGCCGCGATGACACCGGCGGCCTGGGCCAGCGTGACGCCGTAGCGGGTGGCGAGCGCGTCCGCGATGCGCTGCGCGTCGGCATACCAGCCGATGCCGGTCACGATGCCGTCGGCGATGGCCAGCCGGTACAGGGTGGTGATGTTGCGGGTGGCGAGCGCGTCGGTGATGGGGGCGGTGAAGCGAGCCATGATCGTGAACCTCCGTGGTGGTGGGTGGGTCCTGCTGATGGGTAGAACGTTACGGGGTGGGGGCTGGGCTGTCCAGCCCCCACGGTGTGACCTGCGTCACACGATGCGGCCCGAGAGCGTGGCCCGGTAGGCCTGGCGCGCACGCTCCACGCGCACCTCGCGCTCACGGCTGCTCGGGCTGGTGTGGTCGCGCCACTCGATCGGGCGCCACGTGGTAGCCACCCCGTCGATGGACGTGTCGGACAGGTGGCGCCCGGTCAGCGCGTAGTACTCCGTGGAGCGCACGGCCTCGCGTCGGTAGCCTGCCGCCTGCTGCGCGTAGTGGTCGGCCTGGCTGGCCATACCCATGATCCGGAACATGCGGGACTGCGTGATCGCGAACCGTGCAGCGTTGAGCGCGTAGTCGCGGCCGTGGGTGTTCACGTCGTACGTGCGTGCGTCGCTGATCTTGGTGGCGAGGGTGGTGGACATGATCTTGACCTCCGTGGTGGTGGGCGGGTCGTGCTGATGGGTAGAACGTTACGGGGTGGGGGCTGGGCTGTCCAGCCCCCACGGTGTGACCTGCGTCACACCAGCCCGAGGACGAGGTAGGCCTCGGTGCCGTCGGTGCCGGGGTCACCCACGGTAACGAAGTAGCGCGGGCCCTGCTCACCCTCGCAGAACGCCAGGGCCACCATGGTGCCCTCACTGTTGGGGGCGTAGTCGCGGAAGACGATCTCGCCCGTGGCGGGGTCGGTGGTCACGTAGGCGGTGCAGTCATCGGCGACCCGGATGCTCATCTCGTCGGCCGTGGTGGAGAACGTCACTCGGGCCTGTGCGGGGACCGTGGTGGAGGCACTGGCGGCCGAGGCGCCGAAGATGGCCAGGGTGAGGAACGCGAGGGTGAGGGCGAGGGTGCGAGCGATGCGGGCCATGATCGTGATCTCCTGTTCTCGGCCGCCCTGTGCGGCTGATGGGTAGAACGTTACGGGGGCCGAGGGTCGCTGTCCACCCCACACCGTGTGACCTGCATCACAGAGCTCTGGGTGACCAAGCATCACTGTGGGTAGTGGCCGGCTCAGCCCCATACCTACCGTGCGCACACGCGCGTACCCGCGACCTACCACACCCATAGGTGTGTGTGCAATGCGTGGGTAGTGCATGGCCATGCATACCCACAACGGCCCTGTACGCCACGCTGCGCCCCTTTACCCCCGTAGTGGCACTACCACCCACGCATGCCCTGTTCGTGGCGCAGCGTGCATCGGTGCTGGTCACAGGCATGATCATTGTGTATGTAAGAACATTGTTTACATGTATGTCATGACATGTGATGCATACATTGTGTTGCATGTGTATGCAATCACTACATGTAGTGATCACACTACATGTTGTTACATACGCATGTGATGTATGTATGTTGTGTGCGATGTAACACATAGTCATTGATCACTACACATAGTCATGCTCACTGTGTGTGTGCCTATGCCTACCCACAGTGGCCGGCTACCTACGGTGATGGGTCATGCACGGAGAGCTCCGACTACGGTGCGTAACGATCAAGAGCTCAGGGTGATGGGGGTGTGCATGGCCCTCCGCGTTTGTCAGGACATACCCCCACCCCTGGGGGGGTGACCCCTTGATCAGCTTCGACGGCTGACCTGTGGAGAGGGGAAAAAACGGGCGGTCAAGTTCAAGAGCATCTGGCGTCACACCAGTAACACGGGCCACGCGGCTACGCTGCGGGCATGCAGCTGGACGTGGAGGCCGCGGCCCGCATCGCCTACGGAGGGGTGCGCGCCCTGGCCATCGAGGCTGGTCAGGCGCATGTTCCGCTGTCCTGGGACAAGGCGCCGGAGTGGGCCCGCAACGAGATGCGCACCGAGATCGTCGAGGCTCTGGACGAGCCCGACGCCGAGGCGCGCTGGCGTCGCCTGCGTCGCGAGCGTCAGACCTCCGGCTGGCGCTACGGGCCCAAGCTCGACGGCCGCGAGAAGACCGACCCCCGCCTGGCTGAGGAGTACGACCGGCTCGACGACTTCTGGCGCCAGCGCGACGCCGTGGTCGGGGCCGCGGTCGCTGCGCTGCTGCCCTGGCTGCGCTGATGGCCGCGACCGGCTACAAGGTGGAGGTCACCTGCCCGCTCGGCTGCAAGATCAAGCTCACCGAGGTGCTGTCGTTCGCCGTGGTCACCAACGGTGCAGTACGGGTCGAGCTCGACGTCGATCGCTACGAGCTCGCCATGCACGCCCACATGGTCGGGATGCACTCGTAGCATCCTCATCAGGAGGTGGACAAGATGCCGTCAGGTGGAGCACGCATGCGGTCGGGGCCGGCCAAGGACCCGAACGCGCTGCGTCGTGTACGCGACGCCAAGGAGTGGGTGAAGCTCACGCGCGACGCGCGCGTCGGCATCCCCGCGCCCGAGTGGCCGCTGGACCCCCCGATCGCCGTGCAGGCGCACATCGACTTCCTGACCGAGCAGGTCGAGGAGCTGCGCGACAAGTGGGCCGCGGCCGAGGATGGCCGCACAGCCAACGCGCTCGCGAAGAAGCTCGACCGGGCCTCGGAGAACCTCAAGGTCATGGAGGCTGTGGAGGCCGCGCGTGAAGAGCGCGAGGGTGCGCTGTGGGTGAAGCTCTGGCAGTACCCGCAGGCCGCGGTCTGGGAGGCCGACTTCCAGCACCTCAACGTCGCGCTGTACGTGCGCATGTTCCTGGAGTCCAGCCAGCCCGGAGCGAAGGGCGCTGACCGCACGGTGCTGCGCCAGCTCGGCGACAGCCTGCTGCTGACCGAGCCCAGCCTGCACGCGCACAAGTACGTGATCGACGCCGACATCGTCGGCGGGGCTGACCCCGACCTCGTCGCGGACAAGGCCGGGCTGAACCCGGCCGACGAGGGCGAGGCCCCCAAGAAGAAGCGTGGCCGCACGTCGCGCTTCCTGACCGTGGCCCCCGAGCCGCCCACCGAGGACGAGGACGACGCATCGTGACCATGTTCCGCAAGAAGCCCGTCGTGATCGAGGCCCGCCACTACGACGGCGGCCGGGAAGCGGCATACTCGCTGATCGACTGGATCGACCAGGACGCGGAGGGCAACGACGCCGTCTACGACCCCGAGGACAACGGCGTCGCCATCAAGACGCTGGAGGGTGTCATGACGGCAGTGCCGGGCGACTGGATCATTCGGGGCGTGCAGGGCGAGTTCTACCCGTGCAAGCCCGACATCTTCGCGGCGACCTACGACGAGGTGACCCAGTGAAGGTCCAGAAGATCGACATTACGCTGGAGGTGCCCAAGGCTGACGTCGTCGCCATGGGCCGTGACGCCGCGGCGCGCTACTGCATCGAGAAGCTGCGCCACGGGGCCGAGGAGAAGGCCCACGAGGTCGGCGGGCACGTCATCACCGACCGCGCGCCGGAGTTCCTCATCGAGGAGGGCTCGCGCCTGGACATCGGCGGGGACTGGCTGCTCATGGCCGCGCGCTTCGAGATCGAGGTGCCCGACTCCTTCGACGCCCACGCCCAGCCGGGCTCGGTCGTCACCTCGCGCAACCGCATCCTGCTGCCGGGCTGATGGCCGCGCCGTCCAAGACGGTCGCGCTGCCGTTCGCCGCCGAGGTCGGCAGCCCCAAGGACGTCACCTGGCCCGTGCTGGAGGTGGCGATCGACTGGGTCGAGCGCCACTGCGTCGTCCCTGACCGCTTCGAGGCGGGCCAGCCCTACCGCCTGGCCTCCTACCAGCTCTGGTTCTACGCCAACCACTACCGGGTGCGCGAGGACGCCGAGCTGACCGAAGTGCCGGACAACCGCACCGACTCGTTCGGCAACGTCGTCAGCCACGGCATGAAGCTCGTGCCGACCGGCGCGCCCGCCTTCTACTACCGCCGCAGCCAGATCATCATGCCCCAGAAGGCGGGCAAGGGGCCGCTGACCGCGAGCCAGATCTGCCTGGAGGCTGTGGGCCCGGCCATGTTCGCTGGCTGGAGCGACGGCACCGAGGTCTACCGCTGCAGCGACCACTTCTGCGACTGCGGGTGGGAGTACGAGTACGCCGAGGGCGAGGCCATGGGCGCGCCCTGGCCGACCGCGCTGATCCAGGTCACCGCCTTCTCCGAGGAGCAGGCGGGCAACGTCTGGGACGCGCTCAAGCCGATGATCGAGCTCGGCCCGCTGGCGTCGGTGATCAACATCGGCGAGGAGTTCGCGCGCCTGCCCGGCGGCGGCCGCATCGACAAGGTGACGTCGAGCGCGAAGTCCCGCCTGGGTCAGCGCGTGACCTTCGTGCCCCAGGACGAGCTCGGGCTGTGGGTGAAGGAGAACAAGATGATCTCCGTCGCCGACACCCAGCGCCGCGGCGCCGCGGGCATGCAGGGCAGGGTCGTGGAGACCACCAACTCCTTCGACCCGGCCGAGGAGTCCGTGGCCCAGGGCACGGCCATGGCCGCCATGAAGTCCAAGGACCTGTTCCGCATCCATCCCCAGGGCGACCCGAGCCTGCGCTTCGCCGACAAGCGCCAGCGCCGGCTGATCCTCAAGCACGTCTACGCGGGCTGCCACTGGATCAACCTGGACTCCATCGAGGCCGAGATGGCCGAGATCTTGGAGCGCGACCCCGCCCAGGCCGAGCGCTTCTTCGGCAACCGCGTGGTGGCTGGCCTGGGTGCCTGGGTCGAGTCCGAGGAGTGGGCCAAGTGGTCCCGGCCCGACATCGTCGTGCCCCAGGGCGCGGAGGTCTGCGGCGGCTTCGACGGCTCCGAGTCCGACGATTGGACCGCGATTCGCCTGCAGACCAAGGAGGGGCACCGCTTCACCCCGCTGTACGGGCCCGACCGGCGCCCCACGTACTGGGACCCGCGCGACTGGGGCGGCTCGATCCCGCGCGGAGAGGTCTCGGCCGCGGTGGACGAGATCAGCCGCGAGTACCGCCTGCGCCGCCTCTACGCCGACCCCCGCGACTGGGAGACCGAGATCGGCGACTGGGCGCTCAAGCTCGGCGAGGAGGTGGTCTTCGAGTGGGCCACCTACCGCATCATCGACATGCACAAGGCGCTGGTGCAGGCCCGCACCGACCTCATCCAGGGCCGCTCGACCCATGACGGCGACGAGACCGTGGCCATCCACGTCGGCAACGCGCGCAAGATCGCCAAGCCGATGGAGCGCTACATCATCGGCAAGCCGGACCAGCACCGCAAGATCGACATCTGCATGGCCGACGTGCTCGCGCACCGCGCCGCCAGCGACCTGCGCGCCGAGGGCTGGATCGTGCAGGCGGCCAAGCAGAAGGCGCTCACGCGCGTGCGTGGGCTGGCGCGCTCTCGCTGAACCTGCCCCCACGCCGCGGCCGCGGCGGGGCAGCCTGGCGGTGATCTCCTGCAGCGCGAGGCGGGGAGGTCGCTGGCGAGACGGCGCGAGGCCCCTCGTCCCACGCGGCGCGAGGCCGCAGACCCGAGGAGCACCCCATGGTCGTCAAGCTGAACCAGCCCGATGCCGTCGAGTCCCCGCAGTGGTGGACCAAGCGGCTGTACAAGCGGCTGACCGAGCGCCAGGACGAGATCGAGGTGCTGGACAACTACTACTCCGGCAACCACCCGATCCCGTGGATGCCCGAGGCGATGCAGGACGAGTTCAAGCACGTCCTCAAGATCACCCGCTCCAACTACATGGGCCTGGTCGCTGACGCCCAGGTCGAGCGCATGGTCGTCGAGGGCTTCCGCATCGGTGACTCCCAGGTGGCCGACGCCGAGACCTGGGACCTGTGGCAGCGCAACAACATGGACGCGGACTTCGACCAGTGCCTGCTGGAGGCGACCATCGCCGGGCGCGGCTACACCCTCATCGCGCCCCCCGGGGACGAGGACGACTTCGCGCGCATGTACGTCGAGCACCCCAGCCAGTGCATCGTGGCCTACCAGCCGGGCAACCGCCGCAAGCGCGCCGCGGGCCTCAAGGCCTGGGTGGACGACTGGACCGGCGACGTCTTCGTCACGCTGTGGCTGCCCGACAAGATCTACCGGTTCAGCGCCACCCAGAAGCAGCTCAACGCGCTGCAGTCCGTCGGCACCGAGGGTCTGGTCAGCGGCGCCTACGAGTGGAAGCCGCGCTCGGGCAACGGCTACGAGGCCGTGGAGGACAACACCCTGGAGGAGGTGCCGCTGTTCGAGCAGCCGAACAACCCGCGCATGCTCACCGGCGGCGTCTCCGAGCTCATCGACCTGATCCCGATTCAGGACCGCATCAACAAGACCCTCGCCGACCGCCTGATCACCCAGGACTTCGGCGCCTTCCCCCAGAAGTGGGCCACCGGCTACCCCAGCGAGGACGAGGCGGGCAACCCCACCCCTGGTGCGCGTGTGGGCCGCGATCGCCTGCTGGCCACGGACGTGGCCGAGACCAAGTTCGGCCAGTTCCAGGGCACGAGCCTGGACCCGTACTCCAACGCCAAGCGCGAGGACGTCAAGGACATCGCCAGCCGCTCGCGCACCCCCGCGCAGTACCTGCTGGGCGAGCTCTCGAACGTGAACGGCGAGACGCTGCGGGCCTCCGAGTCCGGTCTGGTGAGCAAGGTCCGCCAGCGCATGCGCGGCCACTCCGACCCGCTGGAGAGTGCCGTGCGCCTGCTGCGCAAGGCCGCGGGCCTCAAGGACGTGAAGGGCCAGGAGGCCATGGAGGTGCTCTGGCGCAACCCGGAGTTCCGCTCCGAGGGCGAGCTGGTGGACGCGCTGGTCAAGCTGGCCCAGATCCACGTCCCGGACAAGGCGCTGTGGGAGCAGTACGGCGCCACCCCGCAGATGATCGCGCGCTGGGAGGAGATGCAGACCCAGCAGGCTGCGCGCCAGGACGTGCTCGCGATGATGGCCGACCGCTTCCGCGCCGAGCAGGGCGGCGTCGCCGCCGGGGCTGACCAGCCCGCCTCGGGCTCGGGCACGCGCCAGGACCGCGGCT